CCGTGTAATACATCTGTATCACTTTCTTTATACACGTGTAATACATCTGTATCACTTTCTTTATACACGTGTAATACATCTGTATCACTTTCTTTATACACGTGTAATACATCTGTATCATTGTTGTATAATTCTTGTAATACATCTGTATTGTTTTCTTTACTTCTTTTTTCCCAGCGAGCCATCACTGCTCGCCTCTTCATTTCGGAGATTTCTTCCTTCTTTACGATTCTTGTTTTCACCGCCTTTGAAGAAAAGAAGTCTTCTTCGATAACGAACAAATCAAAGTCTTTGATGATGCTCTCTACCAGCTCGCAAGTTGTGTGCAAATTGTAGGCTATCGCTTGTATTGAACTGGTTGGCAATCGCCCTCCCTGCTCATACATCATTTCAACAATGCACCAAAATGCCCCTATCCCGTGGAGCCCGTGCGTCATCATGACTTGTTGCAGCTTCGGGTCGGTTCTCGCATTGTAATCGTGTGGAAAATACGCTACTCTCATAATTTCTTTTCTAATTGTTTAGCGAGTAGCCTCGCCTTTCGTTTCTTGTTGTATTCTCTTGTGTTTTCCGTGGTGTGGATATCTGCCGAATAAGCCTTGCATATATCAATCATATCACGAAGATGCTTGTCACTGATTTCTTTCATTTGCTGAAGTATACATTTGTCAATTGTTTTCCGCCAGAATATACAGCCCATATCCCTGGCTTCGTTTGTTTCAACTCCAAGTCATCGACACGACCGAACCTCTTGTAATTGCCGCACAAATCCACCACCCAGCTTTCTTTCCCAGGGAAAGGCCGAATCGCTCTTCCGCACATTTGATAGTACAGAGCAAGCGACATCGTAGGCCTTGCGAGAACAACAGTAGCAAGTTCGGGGAAGTCGAAGCCTGTTGTAAGAACACCGACATTGGCCACAACCTTGATTTCCTTGTTCTTGAATCTTCGCAAGATGTCTTCTCTATCCTGTTTGCTCGTTTCGCTTGACACTATGGCTGCGCAATTCGAAAAAGTACGTGCAATATGCTTGGCTTCATTCGTGAAGCGTGTGAAAACAAGAATAGAGCTTCTTCCTGCAACAAGTAGTCTTCTTATGATATTCTCTAACTGTTCCTTGAAACCGATGGCTCTATAATATCGTTTTACACTCGCATCTGTGAAATCTGCTCCTGTACTATTCATTTGCAGCCGAGAAGTGTCAACCAGCGAAATTTGGTAGTAATTCATCTTGGCGAGATAACCACGATTAAGTAGTGTGCGAACACCCACCGCATATAGCAACTCGTTGAATATTCTTGGATTTGTCCTCGTTATGAATCGCAGCATTGAACCATAGAACCTACTTGAATATAGGCGATATGGCGTGGCTGTAAGACCAAGCACCTTACATTGAATAGTATCTATGAAATCCTTGTACATTCCTGCTTCTGCATTCACGCCGTGGCACTCATCAATAATTACATACCGAAACAAGCGGAAATAGTCTTTGCTGCTCTTAACACTTCCTATTGTGGCGAATGTTATTTTGCGAACCTCCTTGCGTCCGAAAGATGCGGAGAAGATACCCACATCCATAACCCCGTAGGAACACAACTTTTCGTAGTTCTGTTCCAAAATCTCCTTTGAGGGCTGGAATATAAGCACCGGAGCGTCCAGCCTATATGCTATATTGGCTATCACGAGGCTCTTTCCTGCTCCCGTAGGTAGGACTATTATGCCATTCTTCTTGTTCCCGGTTTGGAAAAAGTTAACAGCAATATCAACTGCCTGCTTCTGATAATCTCTTAATTCGTACATTTGAGTATATGTTTGCGCAACCAAGGCATTATCGGTTTTACCCATTTATTTTGCCTTCTAATGCGTAGTTTATTCGCCTTTGGGAAGATGTCAATCACGCCGTTGCTCTTTGTTGTAACGGCAAAAGAGAAGCAATTTTCGGTGATGTTCTCCACCTCTTCGCTACTCTCCAAGCGGGGAAGGGTTTTAGCCTTAAACCGCTCAAAATTGTTTTCTCGGAGTTCCTTTACGAGTTCTCCGTATTCCTTTCCTGCTTCGCTCATTTGTTGTTGTGGAATTAAGCCCCACCCGCACCGCAACCACGAAAAGCGCGGGCAGGGCTGTTAAACTTACTGCTCAATAATCACGATGTTCGGGCAACGCTCCTTGATGCGGTTTAGAACTGCATCAATTTCCTTGTTTCGCAACTCTTCCACAAGGTCGTTAGCCTCTGCAGAAACGAGGGTGCAAGTGAAATCGGCAGGGTTCACATAAACCTCGACCTCGATTGTCTGCTTCTCGCCGCCTTTGAAGAGAGGAATTACAAGGCTGAACGCCGCAGGAAGATTGTGCTGGACTGCTTGATTGACGAGCAAACGACGATCTCCGCGCTTGTTGTCGCAATCCTCAATCTCCTTATCAACTTTCGCCTTGAAGTTCTGCAACTCTGTTACAAGTTTCATCGCTTCGGTCTTGTTCTCGAAGTGCGAGCGGTTCATCTTGATAAGTTCTGCCATTTCAAAGTGAGTGATGTACTCGCCTTCGTTGATTCCGAACTTCTTGTATTCGGGCGACAATTCCAGGTAGCCCGCTATAACCGTTCCGTAATGGTTGTTCTCGTTGCACTGCAACTTGATATACAACTCCTCGCGGTTCACGAGGATATGGCAGGTTTTCTCCTTCAAGCAGTCGAAACGAGTTTCCAACCAGCGAGCGGCAGCGTCAATAGTACCTCGAATAGCGACCTTTACGGGTTCCTTAACTTCCACCGCCTTGCCCTCGCGGATAATGATTTCACCGCAGCCAGCAGGCAGACCGTTAGCCAACATTTCAGCAATCTGCTGTTTTACTTCTTCTTTGATTTTCTTTTCCATTGTGAAAATGATTTAATGTTATTGATTAGCCCTCTGTACCAGTGCGGAGAGCCTTGAAAATGTTTCTCTGACATTCGTCGGGACGAGCCGGGCGAGAATATACAAGCACGCCTTCGTCATTGTAGTAGCCCACTTCTCGGATATCTTCATCAATGAACTTGTAGCAAGGTTCAGTAACATATTCGCTGCGTTCCTTCAACTTTGCTGTTACCTCTTCGTTGCTGTCTTCCAGCTGCTTGATTTGGTCGTTGAACTCCTTATTTGCCGCCTTCTTGTCGGCGCGGACATCGCGCAACTGAATGTTGTTTTCAACCAGGCGGTCTTTCAACTCTTCGATTTCCTCGGTTTTGAGCTGTTTTACATAGCCCAAATCCTCGACTGCGTCGCAGTTGTCACGGAGAAACGCAACTCTGTCGGCAGCTCTTCCGTACTCTTGTCCTAATACTTTTTCCATTGAAATTTGAGTTTGAGGGGCGACCACTAACCGAGCCGCCCCGGTTAGTAATGTTATTTGTTGTCGCTTTCCTCACATTCGGGTTTGAAAACGAAGTCGGCGTAAATCTCGATGAACTGCTTACCCGCGTATCTCGCGAGGTCGCTATTCTTGAAGGCGAGCCGAGAACCGTAGCCCGAGCCCGCGCTCGAGGAATCGACACCCGCACCCACGTAAGCGACACCGCCAACCGTATCCGAGCTGCCGTACGACCGCCGAACCACACGAGATTTATCCTCATCTGAAAGGTTGTTGTACTCCTCCTCTGTATATAATACAAACCAAGGGAAGTAGCGATACTCGTCTGTTGTAAACTTCGGCTTCCAGCCTTCATTGAGAGCAGCTACTATGATACGAAGTTTCAAGTATGCTTCAAGGTCTGCACTCAACCCGTCGCCCAAATGCCACTCTTTCACAAGCGGGTGTTCTTCTCCCAACTCGCGCACAGCGTCCTCGAATGTTTTCACACGCTCTGTTACGGGGCGATTGTCCTTTGGAGTTTCATCAACAAGGGTAAGAACTCCGTTTACCCATTCAGCCTTTTTCCCGGCTGGTACGTCAATTCTGATTTCCATTTTTCAATGCTTTTACAAGTGATAAATCAATTTCTTTATTCTCTCGCAACTTCTTGATAAGCCTTCCAGCACGGCGTTTCTGATTGAAAACTTTTGTATTGCTGTTGTCGGCTTTCATTTCGACGAAGGCAGTCAAGAAGTCGATAATCTCACGCCGTTGCTGGTTGCTTATTAGGTGCATAATCGAAAGTGTTAGAATGGCAGGTCGCCGTCGTCATTAGGCTGATTGAACGCCTGCTGCGGTGCTGCTGGGGCTGCTGCCTGCTGCGAAGGCTGGTTGTTGTCATACCTGCTTGGTTTTAGGTCGCCGATGTAGTAATTAACACCTTCTTGCTTCTGCTCAGCCCTTACGGATGCCTTAACGTAGTGCGTTGCGCCATACTGCGATGGCTGACGGCATTCACAGACCTCAATGTTGAGATATTTCTTACCGTTCTTTCCTGTTGTTATTAGCTCTTTCGGTATATCCGAAAGGCAGATACTTCCATAATATCCTGCCATGATTATTTAATTAAGAATCTTCGTGAGCCTGGCACAATGTTTTGGTATTCTGCGTAGAGGTCAGGCTTCTCTGCCGCAAATCGTTTCTCGTCAAATTTCTTGGAGTCTTTGGCAGCCTTCCATGTTGCAAGTGTTGTTTGGTTTGCAGCATTGCCGCCTTTCGCAACAAGAGCTTCTGCATCGCCAAGAGCCATCTTGATTGCAGTTTCAATATCTTTCTTGCGTGTGTCAAGTGCGCTAAGTTCTTCACGGATTTCTTTCAATTCCGTGCAGCACTGTATCAATTCCTCGTCTGCTTCAACATACTTGCCTGCAACGTGGCGAGGATTCTTCAATAGTACATCATCCACATTGATAGCGATCGGCTCGATGTTCCCAACAATGTTGTCTGTCCAGAACCTATCTACCTCTTCAATCATATAGTCGTAGAACTCCTTATCGAAGAGCATATCACGATAGCCGAACTCTCTACCCATCGTGAGCCAAGCGATAGCACCTTGTTCTAATTCCGCAACACCTAATTGGTATTGCAGCTGGCAGAACCAATGCTGCGGCAAGCTGTCGCCATCCACTTCCATCTGTGTTGTCTTGCATTCAAGGATTCCTTTGTTTCTGTCTGATTTCGGCATCCCTGGAATCCAAAATGTTCTGTCGGGTGACACTCGCAGATACTCTTTCTCTTTGTTTACAATCAACCAATCTCCGACCGAAGCCTTGATAATTTCCTTGCCGGTCTCGTCGCGATAAAAGAGAGATACAGCATCTTCAAGATAATGACCAGCTCGCATGGCGAAGTTCTCTACTTTCGGAGCGTCAAGCCCTTTCTTTCGCCGCCATAACTGATACGGCGTTTCGTATGGATTCAGACCGAGGATTGTACCTACTTCAGATGAGCCAATACCGCTTTCTCTGTGGCGCAACCACTCTCTACGGTCTTTTGGCCTGATAATTGTATATGCCATATTGTTTGTGTTTTTTGTTATTCTTTTTCTACCTTTCCAGTCTTTGCTCGGTCGGCTGCGGCAGTCGCTTTCGCCTTGGCTTCTTCGGCCTTGCGCTTGGCTTCTTCGGCCTGTTTCCTCTCCTCTACTGGTTTTATGAACGATTCGCTGATTGTTGTTGTTCCCTCCTTAATAGCGTTCCAAAGGCCTTTCAGCTCAAACAAGACATTCTTGTCTATTTCCTCAATTTTGTTGATGTCAAACAAGTCAAATATCATCTTGTCGGTAACTCCTGCCTTTGCAAAGTTGTAAAGGCAATTTTGACGGCTTGTCTCAAGGTCTATGGCTTGTCCGAGTGCCACTTGCTTCACTTCTTCAATTACTTTCTTGGTCACTGCCTTAGGCACTACTTTCAGTACCGCATTTCTAAATGCGATAGCCGATGCAGCGTTGCCGGTAACCACTTGCATATCTTCTGAGAATGTCTTGCCGTATTTGTCGGTAATTCTGCGCTTGACTTCTACGGACACCGCCAAGTTAGTTTCAAGGTCGTGGCAGATGCCTTGTGCGGTAATTGTCTTGCCATCGTTTCCGATGATTCTTGTCTGTACCCGGAGGTTACCCCAAGCACCTGCGATGATTTCTGCCATGCGAACCGATAAGCCCTCAATGGCTGTTCCTCCTTGCGCTCCGTTGCGGCGAAGAACATAGAAACATTCACTTGCTGTTTCCACATCCATTGTCGCATAAGTGGAGATTTGGTTTAAAACTCTCGGCAGTTCTCTTGGGTACTGCTTGGCTGTTGATACTTGCATATCAACCTCGCTGCGGTTGATAGCTTGCAGCATTTCTGCTTGCTGAATTTGAATGATTTCATTCATAGCTGTTTGTTATAATTGCCTTCTTACAGCTTCCGGCATTGCTTGGTGGGTGTGTGAGGATTTGAACCTCTCTCTCTAATAAAACAGGACGAAACAATACTCAAAGAGAACCATCGACACCTCTGTGCCGACCACACCCGTATCCCAACGAATGGGGGATTTATGCTGACAGTTCAAAGAACAATGAAAAGGTTAAGAATTATCTGTCAGCTTTATGTGTTAATCACTCCGCAAGGACTCTCAACCTTGCTTTATCTTTGCCTCATTGGCCGCCATTGTCGGCCGTGGAGTATTGTAAATATGTCAAAGAGCGATTTAGGTAGAGGTGCAGGTGGAATCGAACCACCGTAACATATCCAACCCTATTGCACCTGAAACTCAACTTAAAACAAAAAACACAATGCCTGCGCCTCACGGCGGAGTATCTCTATACTGCGAACTGATATTCCAGATTCTCCTGGTGTCGCATTTCTTCTTCGGCTTCAAGAAGGCTCTCATCAACCAATAATGATACCTGCGCCTCTATGTTATCGTAATCCTCAGTGAGCATTTCTGCTACCTTGTCGGATATAAAATCGTATGTCTTTCCGTTTATGTTGTCCATGAAGACTTCTACGGCGAATGGGTAGTCAGCGGCGACTTTATAAACTATGTCGTTTACTTTTTTCTCGCCAACGATTCTTGTGTCGTGTCTCTCTGACCAGCCCTCGTACAGAGCCTTTGTTAGAATCTCTCGGCAGAGAGTGTACACACTTGCTATTATTGCTGCTCGTTTCATTGTTGTTGTTGAATAGATTCTACATACTTAACGATTCTCTCGTACTCTCGGCCGCTTATCTCGCTATCTTCGTAAGCCTTCTTTATCAGTTCTTCTCCTGTGCCGTAGAAACAACCCACGCTCCACATATTATTACTTTTTGTCCATGTGAAATATCGGCCGCTTGACCACCAGTTCTTGAAGACGATATAGTCAGAGTTTGCGCCGACCCTTGCCGAGCCGCCGACCCTTGCCGAGCCACAGACCATTGCCGAGCCGCAGACCATTGCCGAGTCATAGACCATTGCCGAGCCGCAGACCATTGCCGAGTCATAGACCATTGCCGAGTCACAGACCATTGCCGAGCCGCCGACCCTTGCCGAGCCACAGACCATTGCCGAGTCATAGACCATTGCCGAGTCACAGACCCTTGCCGAGCCACAGACCATTGCCGAGTCATAGACAATTGCCGAGTCACAGACCCTTGCCGAGCCGCAGACCCTTGCCGAGTCGCAGACAATTGCCGAGCCGCCGACCCTTGCCGAGCCGCAGACCATTGCCGAGTCATAGACCATTGCCGAGCCGTCATGTGATAGGTTCTCTTCTTTCTCGATCCACCCGCCAATGTCACCAACCTTGACAAAACCGAAATCTCTAATAGCTCGGATTCTTTTCAGTATGATACCTTCTTCTACTTTCGTTTCTCCTGTGAATTCGTATTTCTTCATGATATTGTTTATTTTAATTATAATTCTCCCAAAACTTGATGATGTCTTTCCCGGCATAGAACTTGCGGCCTGTAGCCTTACGGATGCCGAATCTCAATAGGCCTTGTTCGGTGTACTTGCGTAGGCTATTCGTGCAGATGCCTAGCATTCGGCTGGTTTCTGTCACTGAATATCGGCCTAATGGATTGCACTGCGGGCGGATGGCTGTTATCATTGCTTGATTTCTTTTATTGATGACTTGAATAAGATTACCGAAAGTGCGGCCATGGCCATGAACATTACGGCAGGGAATAGGTGTTGCCCGGTTAAGATGATTCTCAATATCATTGTTATAGATAGGGCGAAGCCGAGAACTGCGGCGATAATCTGAGTAATACTCGCTAACTTGTCCATGATGTTTGTTATTTTGTTGTTGCTGTATAAAGGTTGCTCTTCACTAAGATGTTGCGAATGCCTGGCATTGTCATATCTTCTTCTCTTGCTATTTTGTCGAAGATTCTGTGCGGTTTGGCTTTTGGAAACTCATTGCATAATTGCAAATATCTGTTGCAAATACGGGAGTACTTCTTTGCTCTCTCTACTTCTGCGGTTGTCATTAGTGTATTCATATCTAAACTTTTTTGTTTATTTAATTTTATTTTGTACTTTTGAAACGATTTATAAAAGTGGTTTTGAAATTCATTTGCAAATTTAGATATAAAATCAATACAAAACAAATATCTTTGATAAAAAATCAAATAAAAATAGATATTTTATTTATGAGAAAGATTGATAATTTTGATAAGTATTTGAAATACAAAGGCTTGAATGATAATCAAGCAACTAAGGATTGTAACCTGTCTGTTGGGCTGCTGGGTCAAGCGAGGTCTGGAAAATGCGATTTGGGGACAAAAGCGATAGAGAAGATATTGAATAAATATCAAGATATATCAAGAATGTTTCTGCTTACTGGCGAAGGTCCGATGTTAACTCCTTCTGCATCGCAAGTAATCAACAATGGAGCAAATAGTGTAGTAATTGGTGGCGATTCAACTGGGAACATCTACAATGGTGCTGGTCATACACAGGCAGAAGATGAAATTCCCTACGCAGAACAAGTTCCCGTTGTCCCTGCAACCATCGTTAGGCAAGGAGAGGTGGATACATTGGAGTATCTACAACGCAATATCAACATGGTGGAAATCTCATCCGTGCGAGTGGATGATGCGAACCTAACTATATGGCTGCCTATGCCCGATGATTGTATGGCACCGGAAATCCGCAAGGGTGACCGACTTGGACTTTGGGCATATCCCAACGGCAAAGAGAATCCCGTACCGGGTAAGATATATGCTGTAGACACTATCAGCAATGGATTTATTGTTCGCTATCTATTCTTTACCGCTGATGGCGACTACATTATGAGAGCGCATGACAGAGAATCATACCCCGACTTCGTGGTAAAGAAAGATGATGTGCGCCAAGTGTACAAGAAGCTAATTATGGTCAGAATATAATATATATATAGGATATGAACGAAAGAATACAACAGTTGGTAGACTATAAGACTAACGGCCGCAAGGCTGCATTCGCAGATATGATGGGGTGGTCACCTCAATACCTAAACAATCTACTCAAAGATGGCAGCATAGGACTTCGGCCGATCGTTGCGCTGCTCGATAGATTCTCAGACATTGATGCTCGTTGGCTGCTGCTCGGTGAAGGAACAATGATAGCGCAAGGACACGACATAGTGAGAGATAGAATCTATACCTTGTTGTCGCTGGATAAGTATATCCCCATCATGACCACAGAGGAAGTGCGCAAAATAGAGGCAGGGGATTATAGTCACACCCAAGAAGACATAGAACGATGGGAGAAGAGCCTTGCCGAACATCAACAAGCGACAAAAGAAAAGTTCAAGGAAATACAACGTAGATGCGAAAAGAAATAATTTAACCCAATAAATTACAACTATGAAAAGAATTTTAGTCAAGTGCGCTATGTGCGCATTACTTATCGCCCTTGCGTCTTGCGGGGCGAAATCAGAAAAACAAAACAACGATGTAGTAGAAGTGAAAACCGAGCAGCAGAATCTAAACATCTTTAACGACTTGGGCGTTGAGTTCGGAACGGCCAAAGACACAGTACTTAAAAAAGTAGAAGGAGCAGGCGCAAGTTATCGCCTTAACGATGATGACTACGAGATATACGGACTAAGCTATATCTCAAGCGAATTTGGAATCCCATTCTTTGTTACGATGGACTTTGATGATGGTAAGTTGCACAAAGTTAAGATGATGTCAGATTTAGACCTTAACGAACCTGCCATGAAGGAGAAGTTTGAAGAAATCGTGACTCGATTCAACAAGCGAGGATACAAGGTAACAGAAAATAGGAGCGATTCGCTTACTGTTGAATCTGACTATTGGGCTATGCAGCTGTGGAGCGACCGAGTTTTCGATGATATGGTATTTCTTGAGATGGAGGTGGTGGAATTGCAGAAACAATAATAAAGAGGAAAACAGTAAAAAATGACAAAATCAGCGCAAATAATTTTTAATGATTTTGTAACATATTGACATATAAGAAATTACAAATACACATCGCACGCCTGGAAAGCGTGTAAGCGGCAAAACCGCTTCGCAGGTTCGAATCCTGTTCTCTCCGCTTGAAAATCAAGCTGTTAAAATATCGGTTAGTCCTAAAAAAACAATGGATTGACCGATATTTTTTTGCGATTTTTCGCTCATTTTCGCTCAAAATGGCTAATTTTGGCGCACAAATCAGCGCAAAATCAGCGCAAATTTTTTTCTGCCCACAACAACACAATCATGGCATCAGTAAAATTATCGCTCTCCAAGGCGAAGAAGAAGGACAATACCTACCCTCTGTACTTTATCATATCTCACAATGGTAGCTCGGCTCGCATCCCTGCTGGGGTATCGTTGGAGTATAGCAATTGGGATGACCGAAAAAGGCAAGTAGTGGATCATCCGCAGAAGAGGACTCTGAACATCTCCCTTTCGGAGAAGAAGCTCGACATTGAACGAGCTATTGAATCCATTAAGGGGCAGCGAGCAATGACCGCCACGCAGCTAAAAGATAGGGTGGCGAAGATTCTTGACGGTGGGGGGGAGCAGGGAGGACTCTTCGGGCAATTCTTCTGCCGTGTTGTAGACACATACGACAACAAACGAACACGGGAACTTTACAAAGCTACATGGATATGGATAGAAAAGTACGATGATGCCGCCGATGACCTTACCTTTGACGAAATCACAACGCAATGGCTGCAAGGCTTTGAACGAGCTATGCGTGGCACATCTGCGAATTCCAAGAGCATCCACTTGCGGAACATTCGTGCTGTATTCAACAAGGCGATAAACGAAGGACTAACTGAGCATTACCCATTCCGCAGATACAAGATAAAGAGCGAGAAAACACGCAAGCGCAGCATGGATGTTGAAAAGTTGCATGAACTGCTAACTATGCCGGCACCATTACCGCACCAAGAACGATACCTTGATTTCTTTCGCTTGCAGTTCTTCTTGATTGGAATCAACACGATAGACCTTATACACAATGCTCGGCTCGTAGATGGGCGAGTGGAATATCGCAGAGCGAAGACAAAGCGACTTTATTCCATCAAGGCAGAGCCGGAAGCCCTTGCGCTCATAGAGAAATACAAAGGAGAAGATAAGCTCATCTCCGTATCGTTCAATAAAGATTACCGAACATTCATGCGTCACTTAAATGATAATCTACAAAAGATAGCCGGCATCACAACCTATTGGGGTAGGCATACATGGGCTACGATAGCCGCTTCGCTGGACATTCCCAAAGACACCATCGCTGCTGCACTCGGTCATGGCGGGAACACTGTGACGGATATTTATATTGACTTTGACCAGCGCAAAGTAGACGAAGCGAACAGAAAGGTGATTGATTATGTGTTATATAATAATATAGAAAGATAGAAAGGAAGATAGAACAATGAACTACGAAGAGAGAACACTAAATTGGTGGTACTGCGACAACATCGTACATCCCAAACACGAAGGTCATGTAGGGCTGCTACACCTCGGAAGCCCATCGGTATTCGTGCTTATCCGTGACTATGCGGATATGTACTTTCGCAGCTACGAGGAATTCTCCGAACACATTGCCGAGGTCAATTTCCTCTACCCCGAAGAACGAGAGGAAACAGACATTGATGCACTGCTCATAGATGCGTGGAACTTCATGGCTTTGCAAGAGAGAAGAGATGAAGAGCTGGCTGATGAGTGGGATGATGAAGAACAATAAAAAAAGAGATAGGTCAATCGCCTATCTCTTCTATTTTGATTTCTGCGCCTATCGCTTCGCAGATGCGCTCTAATGTATCTATGCTTGGCGAGTATTGGCCTCGCTCCAATCGGCTAAGATAGCCGTTGCCTATCCCAGTCTTCGCTTCTATATCCAGCAGTGTTATTCCTTTGCGCTTGCGGATTTCTCTGATTTCTTGTCCAATGCTCATAATGTGATATTTGTCAATCTTAAAACTTCATCAATAAGATGCTCATCTGCGCATAAATCGTAAACTTTCAATAATCTATCGGTCATCGAACCAGTGGGGTAAACATGGCTTGAAAATCTTAGCTTCAATCCTTTGAAATGGTAGTAACGGCTCTCGCTGATGTTTGAGCGTACAGGCGTTATGTTTTGATTTAGTAGATATGTTTCAAGTTTGTTTACTTTTTCGATAAGTTTTTCGTATTCGCAAATACTTTGGTAGTGCTGCTCAAATGCTTCTTCCATTGGCATATCTCCGTATTTCTCTTTGTAACATTTGAGTATCTTGCCGTTACTTCTGTTTGTATTATTCTTAACGAATAATTTGTAATATTCTTCTCTTGTCATTGTTGTTGTTGTTTTAAAGTGGTTGGATACTATTTTCATTTGTTTTATAATGCAAATTTAAACATTCATTTTAAATCTGCAAAATTTTATAGAAAAAATTGCAAAAAATATTTTTCCGGGTACAAAAAAGCCCGGCATCACACCGGGCAGAACATGGTTAGTTAGTATCGCTACTTTCTGTACCACAACAACGGTGCAAAGGTAGTGATTTATTTTTTTTGGCGCAAATTCTGACGCAATAAACAAACAACCTCGCAGAAATCTGCGTAGTATAGGTCATCAAGATTATCTATTATGTTATATACATCATCCATCAATTAACTCTTTAAGTGCCAGGAAATCGCTCTCACCGAGAACAAGGGCAGCATTATCTCCGAACATGATTCGCATCAGCATATTGTCGGGGATGTGAATTTTTATCGTTCCCTTACCGATACTTCCGTTAAACAAGCCCAACGAGATAGGCATCTCCTCTACATCATTGAGATACTGCATGGCATCCTTGAACACCTTGTCCATGTCTACCTCGCCTTTCTCATCGGCGATGAACAAGGCGGCATCGTCAATCATTTTGTCCCACTTGGCTTCTTCCCGCTTGCGGTAGTTGCGGATGCCATTCTTGATGTAAACTCCTGTCATAGTCATTCGGGGATTGCCGGATGTGAATCCGTCTACTATCTCCAATGCCCACTCTTCTATTGCATCAGCCACCTTCTTTTTTATGGCGGCTCCTTCTGTATAGATGTTCATATATTACTTCTTTTTGTTTGTTTTACCTTGTTTCATGGCGATAAATTCTGCCCATGTCTTGTCGCTGTGATTCATGATGTACTCGTTCATGAGAGCCTCACGCTGCCCGGCTTCTTCCTTGGCGGTCTTCTGAACCTTTCGCAGCAGCACCAAATGAGCCTCTAAGGCTGCCTTGCCATCCTTGGTGCTCTCCACTACGGGCTTCATAGCTCGCATGATTTCACGCTGCAATATCTCCTGCACGGCTGCTGCGCTGCGTTGATACTCTTCGTCTTGTGCGAGATAGTCTTTCTCGCTCTCGCTCATGCTGTCTACTATGTGGTCTATTTCATCCCATACGGGCGATTTTGCCTTCGGCTGGTAGGCCGTTTGGAACTCTGCCCACTTCTGCTTCAGCAGAGCTTCTTGCTCTTCAATTTGCGGCAGGTCGTAATTGCGACCGCCAAGTAACGGGTCATATGATGTCATAGTATTGTGTAGATTTATGTAGATATTTGAAGAATCTACAAGAATTTAATAAACTCCCTCCATCCCTCCCAAGCGGTCACTTCCTCCGCTTACTTGTTCTCTTCGCTACCCTGCTGCTTGCGCTTGCGGTGAGCAGTTGCATCCGAAAGGGTTCGCACCCTGCAATACTGTCACCGTAGGAGTGTTGGGCAAGCCTACCACACCGTAGATCGCACGGCATGTCTTCTTGTCGGTGTAGTTCACAGCAGCACCGAATGCTCGGTCAATCTCGCACTGGATGAGTCGGTCTTGGTACGGGCGAGTTGCCTCTAATACGGCCACCTTCTTGTCCAGCGCATTGAACTTCTCAGCATAACGCTCGTTCAATGTGTCGTAGAGGTCACGCTGGCCTTTGTAAAGTCCAAAGCCCATGGTGTTCATCTTGTCGGTCTGCACATCGTACAGGTCACGAGTAGCCTTGTACAAGCCGAACTTCTCTTGCACGTCTACCTCACGAGCACCGGACATGGACTGCATAGTGCCGACCTTGTTTCGCCAAATCGCGTTAGTCAAGGCAAGAGCTTCCTCGCAACCCTTTTCCCAAGCCATAAAGGCTGTGGGCGCACCACTACCGCCGCCACCATTCACGGTCACGGTATTCACATTCTCGGGCGAGCCACCGCCAAACAAACCGAAACCGCCTCGGGTCATCTGACTGGCGAAGGCAAGGCCGCCAAGCACCAACGCAGGAATACCCACGCCGAGAGCTTCTCCTTTGGTTGCCCAATTCTTTTTGTGGCAACCTTCTTCGTAGATTTTCTTCTCCACGATTTTCTCCATTTCTGCCATATCGCATAATATTTTAGGTTACAGCCAATATCAGCTGCACTGCAAATATCCCCACCTTTCATAGGTGTTGCCACTATTTATTTGTGAGTTATTTGTAAATAAAAAAATCCCTCAAATATTTGCTGATAACAAATAAAGCCATATATTTGCATCGTCTTCCGATGATTTCTACTTAACTCGGGATTGAAAGACGTAGATATTGAAGTTGTGCCGAGTTAACGCACAGAATAGCTTCAACTGATAAGGAGTCTTCGGACTCCTTTTTTTGTTACTAAAAAAGCGCAACCCGTAGGTCACGCTTGTCTCTTAGAACATCTTAGCCATCGCAGCCGACAAATCTGCTCTCATCTGCCGTAGCAGCACTCTTTGGCTCAATCGCTTGGCGGCCTCGTTTTTGAGAAAGTTTACTCGTTGTTGATGCATTCCGCTCTGTTGGCAGATTTCGCCTTCTGTGAAGCCGTAGCCGATGAGCCAGCCCACCAGCAGCATTCTGGCTTCCACATACATTTCTTTTCGGCTTTCGTATAGTTGTGCAAGCTCGCAGCCTGTTATCTCTATAACATTGCCCACGCAAGTCTCATAGATAGTTTCTCTTCGCATAGTTCTTAGTTTAGTTTAGTTCTGTGTATAAAATAAGGCAAGACCCCACGACTATGGCGGGGAATTGCCAATCTCTTGCGAATTTCACTATCAATGTCGGCGGCGGAACACCAGCCAATAGAACCCAGCACAAAGCACCACCATCACGATGGCGAGCCAGCCAATGCCCATTATCGTGCGTTGCAGGGAGGAGAGCGGTCGCTCCACCTCTACTGTCTGCACCTTGTTGTCCTTGCTCCGTTGTGTGCGATTGCTCGCTGTGCGCTGCTGTGTGCTGCTATTGGTATCCGTCGCATTGTTGCGAGATACATAGATGTTGCGCACCACCTCCTTGCTCACGATGGTGCTGTCCGCCCCGAGCACTAAGGTGGTTGTTATCTCTTCTCTGATGGTGTCATGCACCAGCTTCGTAACCTCCACCACTCGTTCAATGCTCACAGTGTCGGCCACGATGAGTGTGTCGGCAGTGTGGTGTGTGTCGGTGATGTGCCGATGGCAGCCACAGAGCAGCAACCCAAGCAATATGCTACCCAGCCACCTCATTAGCTCTTGCCTCTGCATCAGCCTTTGCCATAAGTTCTGCGGACACTCTCTTTTGGAGTGCCTCGCCCTCTTCTTTGGGGATTTCAACCCAGTTGTCTGGGCTATCAACTGCTGAGAGAATGACCTTCTCTGAGAGGATGACTTCCTCGTCTTCTTTTCTGTTCTTTTGCGTAAGATAGCAGCCATCTGATGGCTCTATTACTCTGATGTTTATAGTACTTTGTTTCATAGTTTTATGCTATTGTTAATCCTTTTGCGTTTGCTGCTGCCAATGTGGCTGCGTATTCTGCGTCATAGTTTTCATCTCCTTCTGTACACTCCGCCATGAATGCTGCCTTTACATCTGCGTGTAGTGTGAGCGTGTAGGATGCTCCATCTGCTCTTGCTTGGCAGTTGTCGAGGATGTATTTAATAGATTCGGTCATAATTGTTTGCTTGCTTGATAAATTAAGAGTAAACATCAGACCTTTCACTAATAGTTCTTTTGGGTGCGTACCATTATATAAAAAGAAAGAAGCCGATACTGCTGAAGAGATGTCTACTATTATAGTGTCGACATAACCAATATCTCGCAAGAGTGTTCCTATGTTTTTGGCCAGAGGAGCAAATATTTCTACTCGTTTTACCCCCATTAGATAATTACAGCAAGAAAACGTTCCTGTAAAATTTTCAAACGATATTTTAACATCTTGGACTATCATATTTTGTAAAAAAGTACCAATAATAGTTACAGAGGGGAACGACAGATTTATTATGTCACAAGAACCTCTATTTAGCATAAACGATGTATTTGTAATAGTCGAAGTGTCCACTTCCTCATTCGTAAGCCTATATAAATGTTTAAATGCATTGAGTGAATTGTATCCTGCCTTGCCCGCATTTTTGGGGAATTCTCTAATATTCATGCATTTTTGTATTGCGTTTAATTCAACAGCCATCCCCTTAGGCCACCATGCTATCTTTCTTGTGAATTCTGGGTCTACTCGTATCTCATTATCACTCCTACCGCCAGTACCAGCAGCATAAGCAGCTCTCTCTGCTTGGATTTGGTTATAATAGTCAATGTCCTCCTGTTCAGCAGTCATTGAGTAGGCATTGTTGGTGTAGATTTCCTCACCGTAATCAATGGCAAACTGACCACCTCCTCCTTGCTGAATTTCTCCAATCTTCTCAGCATAGCCATCAATGCGCACATCATCAGCCACTTCTACACCTTTGGATATGATAGCCTCCTTGATGTCCGCTTTGGCTTGTTTGATTCTGTTGATGTTAGTTATCGTAGACATACTACACCTCCTCTAATTCTGCGTTAATAGTTCCAAGAGTGGCTGCTATCTGCTGAGTTACATAGTCCTCAGATGCAAGCCCTTGAACTGATGGGATGTCTGTCTTCTTGGCATAGTCTCCCAAGTCTTCCTCGGTAAGGTAGTCAGTGGGAATCTGCTCAGCCAAGGCATTCAGAGCCGATATAACATCTTCCGTCTTTGCGTAGTCGTTCATGTCGGGAACTTCGGGCAGTTCGTTTCTCAAAGCATAATCGCCCTTGGGCTGCAAGCCCAGCTCTTCTGCCGTCTTGTGGCCGTCGAGCACCACATCGTTAATGCGTGGCTTGTTGCTCAATAGCGCATAGTCGCTCACACCACTACCGCCACCACTACTTCCGCCGACATCCAACGAGGCAGTCGCCACATCAACCACCTCCAAATCAAGGTCGGCATCGCCACCCTCATCGCAAGAGCAGGAAACTAAGGTAAACGCATCACAGGCATCCACAACGGATTGTTCCTCTTTCCCCTTGTTGAGCCAAAGAGTCAAGCGATAGCCGCCAGTGCGCTTGTGGTCTTTTCCATAGAATGTCGTTTCCAGCAGCCCATCTACCAAGTTAGGCTGCGCTATCTCCACCACCGAACCGAAAGCATCTCTAAGCTCCAATGTCAAGTCGTACACCGCAGGGTCAGCGACCTCTCCGTCGATGGTAACACCCCATCGAATCTTAATATCTTTTCCGATTCTAATTTTTCTCATAACGCACCAATGATAATTCCGATAATGTTACACATCATGTCTTTAATTTCCATACTGCCTTTCCCGCTGTACTTGTCGTATGCCTCTTTTGCGATTCCTGCTATCAGCACCGCAATCACAGCCAACCACCACGGGAAGAAAACTCCGAGCAATGCCGTTAGTGCGGCACTCAGCAAACAATGAACCATTCCGTCTGTACCCATCATCTCAAGCAACCAATCATGAATCTTCTCCATAGTCTATAAGTCTTTGTATTCTTCTTGTGCATCAAAACACGGGCAATCTCTCTTTGCGAAATCTCTATGCCCATAGACCTTCGCCTTTGGGTATTTTTGCTTCAGCTTCTTCAATAAGGTCAGCAATGCTGCCTTCTGCTTGTCTGTTCTTGTGTCCTTCGGCTCTCCGTAGGCATTCAGCCCACCGATGTAGCAGATGCCGATACTTGTTACATTCTTGCCCAAGCAATGCGCTCCAATCTCATCTTCGGCTCTTCCTTGATGGATGCTACCATCAAGGTAAATCACATAGTGATAGCCGATTCCGCTACACCCTTCTTCCTTGTGCCATCTGTCTATGTCGGCTTTTGTGAAATGGTCGCCTTCTTTCGTCGCCGAGCAATGTACGATGATTTGTTTGATTTGTCTCATATCTTTTAATCTTAATATCCACTTTGCGGCTGTCGTTGACCACAGCCCTTGCGTTCACACAACTTCATTGCTCGCTCTGCTTCCAATGCACTTATCTTCGCTTTCTTGTTACCGAGTTCAACTTCCATATCAAGCAGTTGTCGGTTCAAGTCACGCACATGGAGCGTCTGTTCTGTGAATCTTTGTTCCTTTGCGATAATGTCTTGGTTTAGAAAGTCTATCCTTTCACGAAGATAGTGAAATTCTTCCTTTTTTGCCTCGATTTCTTGTTGCTTTTTGCCGATTTTTCTGTGGTATATCCACTTTATGAATTCCAGGCCTCCAATAGTCCCAAGAATCATGCCTAATGTTTGTGCCAATTCACCCATTTTCTGTATTCCTCATCGACTTTTTCCTTGACTGCTTCTCGCTGATCCAGGAATGATTTATAATCTGCTATTTTCTTTTTAGCCTTGTCGGCATCGTATACGCCTAACTGAGCGGCATTGTACTCATTGAGCAGCTTCTGCTCGTAGCTCGCAGGCCATAAGTATTCAATGACCGCCTTGGTTATATCGTTGGCACTAAATGGTTGCCATACGATTACTTCATCGTACTCCCAATAAGGTCGTCTTTCCGAATCTTCGGGAATAATCTCGGCAATATTGAAACGATAACGATAACTGCCATTTCCTACTGGCTCAATAGTGTTTGGTCTTTCTGTTGAATAAATCTTGCTCATATCTTTATTATTTCTCTGGGATAAAACATAGACGAGTACCCATTCTGCTATCCGCTAAGTAGTACCCGTTGTAACTATTCCTGTTGCTAAAGAATCCCGCCCAAGCGTTCTCGTTGGCATATCCACCTACTGTAACATATCTCAATGCAGATGGGCTTCCACCTGGACCCATGGAGCTGTACACGTCACAAAAATTTTGGTTTGACGATCTGTCACTTGCAATTGTTAGGAGTTCGCCGCCATCGCCAAACATGATGTCTTTAATAAACCAATCGTAGCCCTTTGAATTTGGTATTTGGCCAATCTTTGTATAATTAGTCAAAGCACTCGCATCTCTTGCATCTTTTACGAAAAATTTATGATTGCTGCATAAGTACACATCGGCATAGTCAGCATCTGTTGTCTCAAATAGCAACAAAACTCCCTCTAAACAACAGGCAACATGGCCAAAAGGATTTTCTATTCCACGATAGCGATTTGCTTTTAAGATAATAGAGTTAAGTTCTGTCGGCATCTGAATATCTACCTCTCCAGTGCCGTTTCCGAGAGCATCTGTAACACCGCAATCAAGCAAAGCGGTGCGCTCGTTATATGTATTCCATGCTGTGTTATCTACGGTGGTAGCACCTTCACCCAAGCCGCCTTGCTTGAATCCCTCGCTTGTCAATTGTGTCGTTAAGGTTGCCTGTGAGTTTCTGGTTGCATATTCCACCACAAATAGCCATACAATCTCTTTGTATATGTCATAAGTCATAGAGTTCCACTCTGTTGTGTTGCTATTACGCTTGCGAGCGCACTCTAAGTGTTGCCCGACCGAAAATCTAATAGAGCCGTTATTTGTGTTCGGATTGCCTGTCATGGGTTTCCCAAGCAATGAGCGATACGTTCCATCCCACGCCGCAGTGCCTTTTCCTCCACGATACTGCTCAGTAGTATTTACCACAGATGCGAGCTTTAGATTCGTTCGGTCAAGTGCTGCCTCATAAGCACCCACAAAAGCCTTCGGCACTTCATGGTATCCTGCAAGAGGCATCATAGAAAGCCATACTTGACGCTTTGTGCCATCAGTTACGAACTTGCGGTAGTGCTTGGGAATTTCTACCATCACTTGTCCTTTACTTCCATCACGCACAGCCGTAGTCCAATCATCCGCTGGCAGATATTCTACAACCACTCCGTTATCGTTCAGTAAGCACCCACGCATTCCGCTTTGTACGGGCAAAGAACGGTGTAAATTCATGCTACCGATTCGTGTGCATTCGGGTGTAGTGACGGATGTGTCCCATTCTACTCCATAGGCGTAGGTCTGCTCTAGAAAATCTGAGTTGAGAAATTCGTGTATCTCTTGTATTGACTTGCGAATGTCTTCTTTGTACTCTACCCACTTACTCCAAGACTTAGAACTTCTGTCCCATATTCTTGTATATATATATAGCTCGTTATGATTGTGTGCGAGTAGGTTAAGTGTTCCATCTTCGTTGAGTAGATAGTGCGTCTTGAGAATTTGCGTAACTCCGTGCATATTGTTGTCGCTGATAATCTCCATCTTACCGACAACAATTTTTCGTGCAGTGCTAGTCACGGTGTAATATCGTGCTCCGAGATTCGTAATAGCATCTAAGAACTGCGACATATCTCCGCCTATGTTGTCTAATTGCGATTCATCAACGATCGGCAGTCTTTCTTCTCCGACATTCTGCCACTCAGACCATGCTATTGCTGCTGCGCCCTTGCCTGTGCGGTGCTGGAATTGCACACCTCCGCTTAATGCCAACGAATATTTGAATTGAGATATACTTCTCTCTTGGCTGGCAGATGCTGCAACGGCATAGTTGTTGATTACGATAATAGTGAACGTATCTCCATTCGTGAGTGCGCCGCTATACATTCCGTTATCAATGAATCCGTCAAGGCTATCCACCTGACCTACCTCTGTCATCGGCTGTAACATCTGCCAAGCAGACCACGAAGAGCCATTATAACGGCGAGTGTAGACTTTGATTTCCCCGCCATCCTTATTCCCAAGCTCAAGTATTTGCGTGAGGAACGAGTTAACGGCATCCACATTGGCCACTCTCATCCAAGCGACAATATCGCCTGTGTTATTCATCGGCATATTATCAGCCGTATTTGAACGATTCCCGGTGATGTAATATAGCCCGGTGATGTTCATCTCATCCATATTGGATGACGCATCCCATACTACCTTTATTGCTCCGTCAAGTGCGTGCAACGTGCCATCTACATTGATGCTGTCGATTTTCTGTTTTAGGTAATTCATATTGTCTATTCTTCTAATACTACTTCTCTATCTGTTATGTTATATCCAACCTCAGTTTCCCAATAAATATGGTTACACGGAACTTCGCCAACCATTACCACTTCCGTCTTACACTCAAATGCAACATAGGGCATTGCGTATTCCTGCATATCGGAAGGCACATTCGCTTTGCCGTTGGTAGGATATGGAGTAGTAATGACATAGTCATAATACGAGCCATCAATCTCTGCTGCGCTGTCAATATTCATGAGGCTGTTCGGCTTATACTTGAACGCATAGTTGTACGCTTCTGAGTAATTCATGGAATAGTATAGCGGAACGAATTGTAGCACAACATCCCTGTACACTCCACTATCGTAGCTCAATACTATTCTAAGGGATTCGCCTACAAGACTGCTCGCCTCGCTGCTCATCTCTGCTGGGGTGCTATATTCCAATACTCCTTTTATCTCTTCGGGATTCTCGTACTCGCCAGTGAGCATAAATTCGCTATACTGTCCGTCAGCCGCTTTGTATGGCAGAAAAAAATAGCATATATCGGGGGCTTTTGATGCTTTCAACCAAGCCTTAATGTTGGCCTTATTGAAGTTCTTGAGGATAAGGTATTGACCGACCTTATCAAAGTTCGGGAATAGATAATCATAATCGTCGCTCTGAAAGAGTGTGAACACCTCACTCGCCAACGCTCTGCCTTGCTCCGTAGAGAAATCAACGACCATCGGTGTGTGCCTAATGAATCCGCTGAATGTTCCTGTTGCAGCATCCAACTTCTTCACCCTTATAAGGTCTGTCTTGAACATCGGCATTGTGCTGCCATCTGCTTGCTCCACATTCTCAAAGACGGCCATTTCATTGCCTTTGCTGTCTAGGATTTTTAGGTTGTCTGTTCCCGTGATAATCTTTCCGCCGGTTAGATATACATTGGATAGATATGCGGAATATCCCTCGAACTTTTGCCCTCCAATCACCAGCTCTGACAAATCACCAAGTTGCATTGCGATGTTATCTTCTCTGATGTCCCAATCATTGACACCGATAAGATATCGCTTGTAGCGCAGGGTAGAGTAGATGCTCTGCTGCCTATCTACATTTTTTGTGTTGCCGTATGCAACAAAGTTCATGTTGGGCTGCGGATGTATCGTTGTGTCTGGTCTTAATTCGTAGCGAACCTTATATATCGGTTCTCCTGCTGCTGCCAATATTCCATTATCAACAGAGCCACGAAGAGTGATAGTCGTGCCATCCACTTCTCCATCCGTATATAGCGTGTTGCCTACTACTTTCGTTGCGACACCTTCCTCTACTCCGAGAATCTTAAAATAGGATGTTTGGAAGCCTTTTACCGGGCTATCTCCGCCGAAGTGATAAATGCCCTTGCAAAGGTCGTTATCGTCCAATGTGGGCAATTCTCCCTCCTCGAGCCTCAATACGAATGTCTGTGTGGTTTCGTCTACCGCCTCGATAATACCTCCGCCAGCACTCTGCCATTGCTCACCTGTAATAACAGTCACTCGGTTATATCTCAGTTCGGGAACAATAAGACTCTCAAACAACTCCAAAGAGCGCATCTGCGCCTTTCCCGATGCGTCAATCTTGAAGCCGTATCCAACCATCCCACCTGCGTACTCCTCGCTCATTATCGCCTCGCTGACAAGCGCACGGCGAGCAGTTAGCGTGTCTACCACCTTGGCGATGTATGCTTGCAAGTCAGTTACTTCTGCTTTGCTCATTTCTGCGAGATTGATTCTCGCTTGTTCAAGGTCGGCAAGCCCCTTTGTCTTGAATCCATTTGCGGTTAGAATTCCTTTCGTTGCATCATCCTTGTCTTTGCGCAAGAACTGGCTCTCCGACCTCTTGGCTGAGAATACATTGCTATCCGTTGCCGCTTTACGGATGTTAGTGCCTACAATTTCCACACCTTGATACCCTTGCGATACGGCACTATATGTGAGTGTTTCAACTGAATCTTGCAACAGCCCAAGGCGAGTAGCAGCAGCAGCCTTTCCGATGGTGTATGTTGGCGAATCCCAAGGCAAGTCAAGGCATAGCTCATAGCCGATTATTCGGCTATCTACCTCTGCGAATGGAGTGCTTACCTTGACTTTCTCGCCAATCTCGTAGGCTCTTGGATTCCCGTTGTTGTATGCCCACTTGCTGATGAGCTTGGCGGTGTAGGTCTTTTCGCCATTTCGGTTCTCCTCAATGTAGTCTTGTAGCTCTTTTTTTAGCCGTTGTTCAGCCTCCGGGATATACACATCGCTGACCAACGAGAGGTCAAAGCCTATTAAGTCGTACTTGTCGCCTACTTGCGGATATAGAACATCATTGGGTAGGGTAGTGCCGTAGGTGTCATTGCGGATAATCTCATACTTCTGCGCTTCGGGATTCGGCTGTCCGTCTATCTTTTCCGGCTGCTCTGTTTCCGTGTTGTTGTATGGATTGAAGGCAATATCGAATGTCATGCCTGCGAGCTTACCAGTGCGGAATACTGCTTGCAATGTCTGCCCCTCAATCACATAATCAGCAGAGAATATTATACCATCATCGCGGAAACGATAGATGGTAGATTGCGTTTCGGTGGTTGTGCCATCTGCATTCTCCGTTGTGTCGGTCACTTTGTATGTTTCCACCTTGCTGATTTCGCCTGTCCTGTTTGGGTAGACATCATCGAACACGACCACTCTTTCGACAATCTGTTCGGGCGATAGGTCTTCTTCCACATCAATATAAGGTGTATCGGCAGGAAGCGTCAATCTTCGCTGCACGATGCCGATGGTGTTCTCCGTCTTGCGATAGCCATTGGGGATATTCTTGTCGCTGCCATAAGCAAAGTAACGAGTAGCATAGCCTTCTTTTGAATCAGATACAGTTATCTCAGTAGCGGATATTCCTTGCTTGATTGTATCTCCTGCGCCCTCCCATTCACAGCGGCCGAATCGTAACACATTGCCTTCTACCCAAAAGTCACACTCCCACTGCTCTGCATATAGGTAGAGAGCAGATAGTATGTCTGTGTCTTCGTAGCTGATGAGTTTCGCCTCCGTAGATACGGAGCTGTCAACGGCAAATTGATACTCCCTGCTATCGTAATGCGTTATGCCGAGGTCTTTGAGGTTCTTCAACACTTCGCCAAGGTGCGTTCCTATATCAGCGGTCAGCGACCATTTAGCCTCACTACGAACATATCTGCCACCTTCTATTTGGCAGAATTTCATAATTTTGTTCTGCATCTTGCGGTAAGATGCCTCAAAGATAATCTCGTAGCTTAATGCTCCTTCTTTGGCTTTCCCCTGCTGCGGAGTGACAATCTCGTACTTCTCGCCATTCCATAGTACATAATCACCGAGCATGAATGTGATAACCTCTGCGGAGTTGAATGATAATTCCAAGTAATCATCACCACTGAGATTTCGTACCCTCTTACTACTTGAGGTGACTGGCGCAGTATATACTATATCTCCTTGTCTTAATATGTTAATTCTGCTCGTTGTTGTCATCTTCTATTCGCTGGGTTAGGCTCGTGGAACTTAACTGATATTTTGGCGGTCTTTCTGTCAAGGCTTCTGCCGTATGATGTGCTGCCAATATAATACAGATGATAACGCTCGCTTCCTTCGCTTGGTACTTGGATGATAGTTTCGCCTTGCCTTATAAGATTGACAAAGCCATTAACCAGCATCGTCAACTGCTCTGCGCTATCGCCTATAACAACGAATGGCAAAGTCAAATCTCTATCCTTGATAGCCTTGTTGAACACTATCTGTGTGCCATCCTCTGTACGCACATCATTCGTGAGATGTTCTTTCAAACTGGCAGGAAGGCAAAGAGAATCAAGAAAGCCATCGCCCATTCTTACGCCAATATCGGCAACATCTATATCGTTAATCAGTAACTTAGCCATTATAATTTCCTTTCAATGTTAGTCAATCGTTCTTCCATTACTAAAAGACTGCGTGCTGCTGACTTGGTGTTAGTATTGATGCCTTGAAGCTCAAGGTAGCTGTTCGCAAGTATCGTCTGCGATTCCTCGGCTATATTTTGGCTCAGTGACTGCATCACTTTCATCTCTGCCATCGTCTGCGCCATTATGCTTGTGCTTTCGGCTACTCGTTCCCCTGCTATCTGCAAGGCCGTGAATCTGCCGTTAAGCTCGTCTGCGGTCTCTAGGCTCATTCCCTCAAAGCTGCCCTTTGTACCTTGGTCTACTGCGTTGGCGGTCTTTCCACCCTCGCCGTACACCATCTCTTCAAGTTCCCTTGCCTTTGCATCGCCACGATTTACGATGTCCTGGTATTCCTTCATCAGCGCATCTCTCACTTCTCGGTTGTTAATGCTCCCGTCTTTCATGGCGGCCGACCATCTCTCATACCATGCTTTCATCGCTTCTTCCATTTCCTCGCCAACAAAGTTGGCTACAAGCGCATTGTAGAGGTAGTCTTTGAAGTTGTCGGCCATCTCCTTGTTCTTGCGGTCTACATTCTGTAGCATTGACACATAGCTGTTGTAGAACGAATCAAAAGAAACACCAGTGAGAGCCTCATTGAGCGAAGATGTCAGTTCCTCAAGTTTACCGGCTTCTGCTGCGTAATCTTCTAACTTCTCCAGCACTCGTTCTCCATAGCCACCTTCGCCTGTTCTTGATATTTTCTCCACGATGTCGGGCAGAGAGAGCAGCATCTTCATCTCCTCTGGCGATAAGTTCCATAGGTTTCCGCTCCATTTGCGGCCAATAAGTTTCTCAACCTTTTCAATTTCCTCTTCGCTCAAGCCTCCCCAATAGTAATTCCAAGAGTGGTGAGCGTTGTGATACCCAGCTTGCGCCTTAGCGATGTCTTGTAGGTTCTGCTGCTTCTCCTCTTGGTATGCTACTGCCTCATTATAGTACACGACACTCTTCGCTCCTCGGCTCTTCTCCATCTCCTCGGTTAAGTTGTCTATACTCTCAGTCAGGCGTTCATTTCTGTCAGTTAGCCTATCAATAGTCTTCGCCACCTCTTCCGCATTAGAGCCGGAAAGATTCCCATCGAACAGCCCGAAAGATAATGCCTTGAATAGCGACTCAAATACTCCTGTTATACCTTCATACAGAGCCTTGCCTACTTTCTTGATGATTCCAAATCCTAAGACATCCTCTATAAGATTTGTGATAGCTGTGAAAATCTTATCAATCAAGCAGGAAATAATGTTGCCGATACCTGTTTCCAAGATGTCAAGGATGCTTAGTGCTGCTTGTACAATCATTCCGACAGTACCGCTACCCGACAAGGCTTGTGCCAACTTGCTTGTAGCGTCAAGGCCACCTGCAACAAGCACTTTGCGTAGTCCTTCCATTGCCCCGGTAAGGCTGCCGCCCGAAATCTCGCTCAAACCATTAGCGAAGCCCTCCATTGCGCTCTTGGCTTGCTTGGTCTTGTCTGTCAGCTCGTTCTGCGCATTTGTGTAATTCTCTTCCGCTTTTACTACATTGGTGCTGGCTTGTTGGGCATTTTGTTCAGCCTCTTTTACTGCGGTTTCTGCTGCTGCTTTCTCCGCATCGGTAGTCGCTTTTATCAATTTCTCTTGCGCCTCTCGGAGCTTGTCGTAGGCCTCTTTCTCGGCATTTCTCGCCGCTTCTACCTCTTCCGATTTCTTTTTCAGGTCTTCGAGTGCGGTTCCTATCTCTTCGAATGTTTTTTTGTTGATTTCACCACCTCCGACTTTCTCTTTAATCTGCGAGATAGCATCCATGATAGTCTTTTGGTTCTCGCTACCTGCGTTCTTGAACTCGTCAGTCTTGGTGTACTCTTGCAGTTGCGCCAATAGGCTTTGGAGCTGCTCTGTCATCATTCCGCCCAAGTCGCCGAACACATTTGCCCAGTCAATATCAACGGACAAGGCTTGCGCATTGACAGAAGCCAATTCTTCATCCCTTTGGCGGATAGCCATCTCCTTGTCAATACCTTGCAGCCCAGCTATCTTCTTGGCATATCTCTGCGCAATCTCGTATCGTTTCTGCTCAAATGTGCCGTATGCTTGGATGAATGTCTGATACTGCTTCATTCGTGCTTTGGCTTCTGCCTCCATCCCCTCATCGGTGATGCTTTTATGAGCCGCTTTGTATTCTGCCGAGCCTTGTATCTTGGCAAGTTCCTTTGCTTCATTCGTGCCATTGGCTTTGGCTTGTTTCTTCGCCATCTCCTTTGCTTGGCTTTCAAGTTCCTCAACCTTTCGCTTGGTGCTTTCCTTGATTTGTGCGATTTCCTTTTCTGTGCCATCTTCCATGGCAGCAAGAGTGGCATCCGTCACCCTCTTCTGCAAGTCCTTGTTGTATCTCGCTAACTCCTCGGCAGCCTCTTTGCGTGCTTTTGCGGCTTTCTTTTCCTCCTCGGAAAGTGGTATAGGCTTATTATTGCCCCCTTTCCCTTTACCTGCTGCTGACTCTTCTTCAACAGCTAAGGCAGTGATAGCGATGTGTTCTTTCTTTTCGGGGTTGGAAATATTATTTAAAAACTCTTCTCGATTCTTATTGCCTACATCATTCAGCTTCTTGAAGAATTCCGCATACGTATTGGCTGTTTCTTTTGCGCCCTCTTTCCATAATTTCCAATCCAAAGTTAACGCCCCTTTTAGTGTTTTTCCGCCAGCCTTGAATAACTTTACGAGTGCATCCCAAGTGGTCGCTATACCATCTACGGTATTATTCCAAGATAACTTTATAGCTTCCACAACCACACGGAAAGCAGTAGATTCGTTGTAAAGGTCGATGAAGTAGTTGATAATGTCTACAAGTCCTTTGATGCACTTATTAAGCACTTGCGTTCCAAACAGCTTGAAACTTGATGTCATCTCCTCAAATGTGCCGCCTGTCTGGTCAAACAGAGAGGAAACAAGGTTGTTTAACTCTGCAGAAGCTTTGATTTGCTCTTCCTCGATTTCGGCAAGACGGCCAGCTTTGTCCTTGACATTGTCAAGATTCGTGTCCATCTCAGAGAGCAGCTTGACATATTCCACACCAGCATCCTCACCGGGACCGCCGAAGATGTCAGCCAAAGCCCTACCGACTGCCTGAGAAGAGCCGGGCAATTCCTTAATCTTGCCCGAAACTTCTTTAATTACATCGAATGTTGTTTTCTTACCCTCGGCAAGGTCTTTCTGTACTTTCTTGGAGTTGATACCAAGGCCATTAAGTGCATCTGCTGTTGCTTTGGTCATCTCTCGGATGCGGATGTTTCCCTCCTTGATGACATCAATGCCCTTGTCGGAGTAGACGCCGCTCTTATTCGCTTGCGTTGTGATGGCGATGAATTCGGAGGCCGTAAGCCCTGCTTCTTTGAAGTATGCCGGATACTCTTTTAGGTTGTCAAGAAATTCTCCATTAGCATCTGCTCCTGAAACAAAGCCATCACGAACCAACTTTAATGCTTGACTTGAAGATATTCCAAATTGCTTGCTCACGGCATTCGTAGCAATCATCACCTCCTTGAAATCCTTGCCGTAAGTATCGGCTATGGCTGTCACCTCGTTGCGATAGGCCTTCATGGAATCGCCCGTCAGCCCAGTGAACTGCGTTGTCAGTCGTGATGCCTCAATCAAGCCTTGGTTATAGTCGTACCACCACTTGAACGCCTTTGCTGCTGCGGCAAGACCAACAAACGCAAGGAACGCAGGATTGGCAAGGAATGTCATTGCTGTCTTTCCGAATGCTGCAACCTTGGTTTTCAAGCCGCCGAAAAACTCGCCAGCACCACTCTTCCCAAGGTTTACAAGCGCATCACCAAGTTGTCCGTTAAGACCAAGGAGATTTGCGATTTGGCCTCCGAACTCTTCGGGGTAATTGCCGACATTGCGCTGGAAATTTCCGATGCTTGCGTCAAGTTTTTTCAACTGCGCATCGGCTGCCTCAATGCTCGCAAGCAATTCTTTGCCGAATGGTGATTCTCGCTCCTCGGCGGTCAGCTCACGATATGTTGTTTTCATCTGCGCTAACTGCTGCGCAAGACCCTTCATGGATGTAGTAGCCGCATTATCCAGCTTCGTTTGCGCTTTTAATACTTGCTGCGCCTCCGACATTGCGACCTTGTGCGTTTCTATCTCATCATTGATTTCTGCAAGTCTTGCTCGTTGCCCTGCGGTGGCCGTGCCATTTTCTTGGATGCTCTTGTTGATGTTTTTCATCTCCTCTTTGAGCTGCTGAATGGCGATGGTTTCGTTGACGATCGTCTGCGCATTATCTCTGCGAGTGCCGATAACTGATTCCATCTCCCTTTTCAGCTCATTGTAGGTCTGAACTTGCACCTTGATGTCTTCCGAAGAACTCTTCGCATACGGGTCATCCGTGCGCTTGATTGTCGCAGATGTCATCTTAGCTGTTTCGCTCTGCATCTTCTGCATCATCGCAGCAGCCTTGCCCTCTGCCTCTGAGATTTTCTTGGTCAAGGCCTCCGATTGTCCGAGAAGTGCCTTTAATTTCGTTTCAAGGCCATCTTTTATGTCAATATCTACCTTGATGTTGACACCCTTCAACGATTCCTTGACACTCTCTATCTCTCGTTTGAGTTCTTTAAGTTTTGCTATGTCTGAGGCAACGCCCTCAAATATTCCTGCCATCTATACTTACTACTTAAATCTTTGTCGAAGATATGCCCGACATGAATCAAGCACATCAAATCCCTTTGCGCTCACGAATGATGCGTAGAACATTCCATCAGCGATGTATATGCCGTAGGCATCCTTGTGCGAGCTTGTCAATAGCTCAATGGTGCTTTGCTTTGCTTCTGGGTAAGCATCATCGCCATAGACTTCCATCCGCTTAATCTCGCCATCTACCACGATGCAGTAGCCAGGCGCATTCGCCAAGTTGTGCGTATGGTGCTGATATACCCTTGGAGCAGCAGATGTGCCTCTATGTTGGTGGGCAATAGATAACCCCTCCCGACATATTGTAGCAGCAGCTTCCACGAATTGATTTATCGCTTCTTCATAAGCTGCTTCTAAGGCTCTCATGCAAGCATCCGTATTGACTCTCATCGTTTGTTTTTTCTTCGTTTCTCTGCCATTGATTTGCCATCGGTAGCCTTTACCTTGCTGCCGTAGACTATGTGCAGTTTATCCTTTTGCATGATGAGCAAATTTCGATATGGTATCTTACGCACCACCTCATCGTATGTGAGATGCAAATTCTCCATCAGCGTAGCAATTTGCCCAAGAAGGCAAGCATTACCTGCTACCTCCGTCTCGCTATCAGATTCCCTACGCTCTTTGTCAAAACTGATAGCCGCATAAAATCCTGCGTTGAGATTAGCTCCATTCCAAGTTTCAACCCCTCGGCTATCTCTTCTATTCTTCCTTTTGCCAGCTCTTTGTGTAGGCTCTCATCACCTGCTATCAGCCATGATAATGCCTTAGCTGCGCTGGTCGCACTCGCCATTGCTTTCATCAAGTCTTCTGGCGATGCTATCTCCTCGAAGTCGGTAAGGCACTTTGCCATCCCTGCTATCCTCTCTATGGTCGGAGGCATAATGCAATAGCTCTTGCCAGCTACGATAATTGTGCGGTAATCGTCACCGAGGATAGCATCTGCGACTAATCGTGTTGCGCTCTTCTTCTCCATAAAACAAAAAGGGGATGAGGTTCAATCCCCATCCCCTCTACTTTATGCGATTTCAACCTCGGTACTATCGAACCAATATTCCGGCATTACTTCCTCGTTCTCCGGCTCCAGCATCGTGCCAACAACGGCAAGACCGACTGCGCCATCTGTGTTAGCCTCACGAACATTCACATTCGCATAAGGCAATACGCAATACTGGTCATCCTCGGTCAAGGCAATAAGGCACTTGCTAACTACCACGATACCTCTTGCTCGCTTCCATGATGTATCGGTGGCAGTACCACCCATCAACTCGGCTTTGGTCGCATAGTCATAACGGCCAATAGTGAAGTTGAATGAAACTTCGCCCATTGTCTTAGTACCCATTCGGTAAGTTGCGCCTGTGAGCTGGTTCTTGTAGCTATTTTGTGAAGATTCGCTCTCCTCAATGTTCCAAGTGTCTTGGTGTACATTCTTCACCTCTTTTGCCTTGCCGATAATGGTGGCAAGCATTTCGCCGGTCAAGTCGCCGGTTACTTCGGTGTGGTCAGCATACCACAACTTCTTGATGTCTACTGCTGATATTTGTTTACCCATATTAGTTGGTGTTTAGTTGTTTGAAAATTATGTGTAGGTTAACAAAGAACACTCCCATTTCTTTGTCTTCCTCGTAGCTCCTTCGCTCTATCAGATATGAATAGAACTCGTTGCTCCACTCGCCACTGATCTTACGGCCATCACCTCCCAAAAGAGCAATGGCTGCGCTTTCCAACTCTGTAAGTCGTGTGGTGTGTGCTTCCCCATTCGGCAGCTTCGGGACACAGAGATTCACCTCTATACTCGTTTCGTGCCAATAGGTGGTGCTGTTCGTAGGCTTGACGATGATAGCGATGCGCTCGGCCTTGATTTCGCCCTCCATGATGTTGTGATATTTCACTACCTCAATGCCGGGGAAAGCCTTAACGCAGTCACGGAACATTATATTGCCGATTTCGCCAGTCGTAATCATATATACAAGTCTACATAATCAAGGAATACACAATTCTTAGGGATGGCTGATATAACACCTTCGCCTACGATTTGGCGGTCAGCATCCAAGCAGCGCACCGTATCACCTGCCTTGACAACACCCATAACGGAGCCATCGCACACAATGTGATATGTCGGTATGAATCGCTCTCCATTGCTTGACACTACCTCTTTTGAACCATTCATAGAGCATCGGCAGTCGCAGACCAACTGCCATTGCTTCGGCTCATCCACGACAATAGGATTGCCGAACTCATCCCTCTGCACAAGGGCGAGTATCAGCTTCTCTAATGTGTGTGGTGCGTATATCATAGTTCTTCGCCTTTATATCCGTATTCGGGCTTCAACGATGAACTTACACTTAATTCGTTGCACAGTTGCTCATACATCTGCTTATACGATGATTTGGCGTGCGAGTCAAGAGAAATTGTAAATTCGTTTTCGCTGACAGAAGGAGCGGTGGTAAGATACAGATATACCTCTGCCATCGCTTGCTTATAGCTTCTATTCTGCGACATCTCTTGCGTAAGAATGTCCTGGCCGCACAAACCTATGCGCATCAGCAAAGTATCAATGAATGCCGATGGTATAGGATACTGCGACAACGAAATAAGTGCTTGTTCTATCGTCATTGCTTAGTTGTATTACTTAGATTCTCCGTTATTCCAAGAGGCGAATTCAACATTCAAGAATACAAGAGAAGCTCGATTGATAAGACCAGGCTGAACATATGCTTCTGCCATAGTGACTTCAAGCATAGGATTCAACTCAGAATAGCGAGTAGTCTTGTAGTAGCTACCTTGCACTTGGAGAGCATCTGTGTTGGCTACATTAGGAACAGGCTTGTAGTAAGTGTAACCCAACTGCGCAACAGGAGAAAGCACAACAACATTCTCGTTCCAGGGCTTGATGGTAGTTTCTTTGCCATCTTTGGTTTGGATAGTTGCGTAAGTGTCAAGCACGATGATCTGCGGATAGCCCTTTCCACGCATATATGCGTTGATGTTATCCACGTTAATCATGTCAGCAGTTACGAGAGCTTGCTCAACGCGAGGGAACAAGCGGCTTGCAGTCTTTGTCTGTGCGCAAAGATGCTCAAATGCGAGCTGTTCCACGAACACGAACATAGGCTTCTTGGCACCCGACTTTGCAATTGCTTTTTGAGCATCGGCAATGTCCTTGATACCATCTGCGCTTGCGTTGCTCCACTTGGTAGCAACACCCTTAAAGTTGGCTTCGGGTACGTTGAAGTTAATGACATCTTCGGTAGCCATATCGCCATCAATCTCTTTGCTGAATACTTGCTTGCCGCTTGAACCGATACGCATAGCATCAACCTCAACCTTGTAGTCCATCGCCTTGTTGCAGAAATCTACATCATCATATACGAGGTCTACGAGGTAACGAGCAGTTGATGGGTCTTCGTTGTTAGCAGCGAGAATCTGCAAATCGTTATACTCGTTGATTTGTATTTCATCTTTTTCACGAGATACAGCATACTTGCCGAGCTTGCCACTCCAAGTGCCGATGGTTTTGCGTGACTTCTTCGGAGCTTTAGTATTGAATGCCACACGGTCGGCTGCCACAGGAATACCCTCATCGCCTTCAAGACCTTTGAGGTCAAATTTTGGAGTATATTTGAGAGGGAAAAGCTGCGCCCAGGCAAGACCAGTGCCAGGCTTATAAGAGTTGACAGCGACCTGCATACCTGCTTGGTCAATGTCGAAGAAAGGTTTATTCATTTCCGCCATAGTTTAGTCCTCCTTTTTTTAAACAAGGTTAATACCAGGCATAAGAGCAGCTACTTCTGCTGCTACGTTTGCCGTTTCTTTTCTCAGATTAGCACCATTGATAAGTCTTACGGCTTGGTCGCCTTCGCCAGCAAGAATATCGTTGCCTGTTACATATACAGGAGTGTGCAAAGGTTCAGCAGCATCTGCGCTTGCTGCTTTGGCTTGATAAAGCACAACACCTTCGGCTACATCAACGCCGAGCTTAACAGTTACTACATCGTAGTCTGCGTGAGTGTTGTCTACTGCTGTACAAGCCACAGCAACCTTATCATGAGCGATTACATCACCCTTGGCTACACCGCTACCCTTACATACCTTGATGGTTGTGTCAGCAGAAGCATTTGCTGCATACAGGCGATAAGCCTTGATGATGACAAATTTTCCGTTGCTCTCGGCTACGGCAGTAGTTTCGGGAGCATCAAACGAGGGAGCGGCAACAAGACCGCCACCAGGCTTCTCTGCAAACACTTGCTCAATGCGAACAGGCTTTGCAGAGCCTTTTGTGTACTTGAAATTTACTTCCATTTAGTTTTACTTTTAGTTAGTTGGTTTTGTTTGGCAAGCCTCCTACAATTGCAGAGGTTGCCACTTCTGCGGCTTTCTCTTGGATTCGTGCTTTGAGGTGAGGATTGTCTGCCCCTGTCGCACTGCCACCACTACCGCCTTTCGGTCGTGTTACTACTCCGCCCTTTGACGCAAAGTCATTCGTGATTGCTTCGACATCGGGAGTGATTTCATCAACCCACGAGTTGAAATCTTCATCATCCTTGAATGACATTCGGCCAAAGTCCTTCTCGTAGCGTTCACGGACTTTTTCGGGAGCTTTTCCGAGAATCCCGGCTAATCTCTCCTTGCGAGATACTGCGGTCTTCTCGCTCTTCATCGCGGCAAGCTCATCATTCAACGGCTTCATGGCTGCTGCCACGGCTGCTGCGATTTGACTCGCCAAGTCGTCACCTTCTTCCTTCTTAGGTTCTTCCTTCTTCGGTTCTTCGACTCTCTTTCCGTCTTTCAGTCCGTGTTTTTTCTCGTAGTTCGTCACGGCTGATTGCTGCGCCTCTGTGGCTCGGCTATCGCCGTAGCTTTCCAATACTTGCTGAAAAGTCACGCCCTCTACCAAGTTCGCAACATCTTCATCTGAACTTGCAGTCTTCGCCAATCTGTCGGCTATCCTGCCCAAAATCGCATCGCTGACCCCTACAAATTTAGCTTTCAGCGCATCTAACAATTCTTTCTTCATTGAATAAACTAATTAGTTTACGGCAAATATAAAGAAAATCAGAACTTACCGCAAAGAATAAACTTGTTTATTTATTTTTTTGCCAAATTATTTTGGATTTACAAACTTATTTATAAATTTGCAGTTATAAAAGTAATATAATTTGTTTAATCACTTAACCACAACAACAATGAAAACAAACATTTATCAAATCGTAACAGACAAAGTTATTGCACAACTCGAAAATGGCATTGTTCCATGGCAAAGGCCATGGGGTGGTAACCCTGCTTATGCAATCAATTACATCAGCCGTAAACCATACTCGCTGTTAAACCAAGTTCTATTGGGCGAGAGGCAAGGAGAGTACCTAACATTCAAGCAGGTTAAATCCCTTGGCGGAAACATAAAAAAAGGAGCGAAATCAAGTTTTGTCGTTTTCTATTCCCAAGTGCCTATCAAGGATGAGAACAATGAAGAGAAAGGAACATTTCCGATGCTCCGATATTACAATGTCTACCATATAGACGACTGCGATGGAATACAAAGCAAGTATGCTGAAAACACAAGGGCGCATAATGACCCAATACATTCTGCTGAAGACATTATCAGCTCATATGTCGGCCGAGAGAAGACATTGAAGTTCATCAATGATAAGCCAAGCGACAAGGCCTATTATTCCCCATGTGAAGACTTAGTACGAGTACCCATGATTGAGCAATACACAGAGGTCGGAGAATATTATAGCACAGCTTTCCACGAACTAACTCACAGCACTATGATAGGCAGCAGATGCGACAGAAAGTCAGCAGAACAGATTTCTCTATTTGGCAGCCAAGATTATAGCCAAGAGGAACTGGTCGCAGAAATGGGTGCTGCGATGCTCTGCAATATAGCAGGAATCAACACCGAGAAAGTCTTTAAGAACTCCGTTAACTATATCGGCTCATGGTTGAAGAAGCTCAAGAATGACAATAGATTCATCATCCGTGCATCTTCGCAAGCGGAGAAGGCAGTTAAGTATATAACCAACCAAAAAGAAGAACAATGAAATCCCACATGAAGAACAAGTAGTAGAAAAGAAAGAGTGCTGCGAATCTGCAACACTCTTTTTTGTTTTATTCTCCGCCTATCAAGGCAAGTTCTTCATCCACGTTATCCACCCAAGCGAGATTGGCGATGGCTGTGCGTTGGCTCATAATCGGCTTTCCGCAAGCGTTGCGCAAGTTGTTAATCTGCTCTGCATCATCTCTAATTTGGAATGGCGTAATCTCCACGGCCACCTCTAATGTTTCTATCGCATTGGCAAGGTTCGGATACATCTTCTTCATGAATGCCTTAACGACATTCACTTCTCTCTCCAAGAATTCCAACCATGCGCCACTCTCATCCATGACTTTCAGTTGCGCATCAATGAACATCATCTTGCGTGCTTCTCCCGACATAGGCGATGCCTTCATGTTATCCATTGACATATCGGGCAGTTGCAAGTTCGTAAAGAAGTTGCGCTTGATTTCTTCTACATGATACTTAATGCTTTCTGTTGCTTGTTGCCAAGTTACATAGCCAGCCTTTGCGTTGGCTGGGTATTGCAACACATCTCTTCCGGCATTGTCATTCCCTGCGCTCTGTCCGTAGCGCACATTCTCATCAGAGAATACCACCCAAGCAGGGCGTGCGTTCTTGCGGATGTAGTTGCCATTGCGGCTCAGAGTCCATTCTGCTTCATAGACATTCTCGCTTTCCTCCTCCCATATGGGCATAGGGCGATAGATGTACACTCCCGTAATCTTGCCAAGTTCTATGTATTCACGCATCTCCTCTTCGTACCCTCTTCCCTCGTTGCGCCACCTGATATGCTCGGTTGCGGTGTAGGTGTCAAAGTAAGTTGCGTATTTCTCCTCTTCGATTCGGGTGTATTCAACCGATAATGCGATAAGGTCTTCGTACTCGTCGAATAGTGGGTAGATGCTATCTCCACACATCGGGCTGAAATTCTTGCAACGCAATTTCAGCTGGCTCTTTTCGCCGGCATAGTAGGTTTCAATCTCTTGGCTGTACCATATTGTTACATTCTCGCATGAGGCGAACAGATAACGGCCTCGCTCAATGTTCACCGAGTTAATGCGATTCTTCTTGAAGATGCTCTCCATGATAGCTGCTGCTCGCTGCTCTTCTTCGGATTTTGCGCTATATATGCGTTTAACAGGGATGGCGAACATCATCTCCGTCATTCGCTTAACGGCGAGCTTCTGCAAGCCAAGAGTGATGCGTGTCTGCTTGTCTATCGTGCCATTCTTGTGTACTTTATCACGATATGTCTTATCGGTCATAACAGGGTGCAATTTCGGCTCGTATTGCGCCTTTAATTTGTTCCAAGGCGGTGTGCTGATGCTTTTCTTCTTCAACTCCGTAATTACCTCGGCTGCTCTCTTCTGTGGGTGTGTAATCTCTAAGATATCCATTCTATTTGTTAAGTTAGTTAGTATATGTAGTCTTCTATATCTTCGTGGTGTGATTGTAGAATCCGCCCCATAAGCTCGCCCATTACCCAATACCGAAATGCATCAAGCAAGTGGTCTGCTTGCCCATCTGCTGGCTTGTTATAGAATCGCTTAGTCTGTTCGTCAAATGCCCAAGTGTAATTCTTCAATTCCTTAATTAGATTCACACTTCTCTCGGTTACAAGTATGCGATAGCCCTGTATGACTGAAATGGATGCTTCTATACTACCGTTGCCTTTCTTGACGGGGTAAATTGCAGCACCGCTATTCTTTATCTCTTTCACTAATCGTGGGTCGGCACTCTCGGAGATAATTCTGCGAGCTGGTATGCCCTTGAACAAGTTAACGATGTCTTTTGTTTCCATGTGCGTGCGATAGCAGACCTCATCAATGTAGAGTGTGTTATCTCTGAACGCACATTCCACCACTGCGGTAAAGTCATTCGTGAATCCGAAATCTATGCCGTATCCTCTCTTATCAATAACGCTTGGAATCTCCTTGCAGTAGCCCCAGCCTTGGTAAATCAGCCCTTCAAGTGCGGCTCTCTTTCCAAGCCCGTAGATTTGCCATTTGCGTTTGTCTGCGGTGCCTTGCTCAATGTTCTTCTCGGTAGGCTCGTAGCTTAGTATCTGCTCTCTCGCATTGTCAGGTATCAGCGGATTATCCAGCATCGTAGAGTGCTGATAATAGGTGCTGCTCCTCTTGCATAGTTTGTCATATATCCAGTGTTCATCGTATGACGGATTATAGTCTAAGACAGCGAAGCCAGAGCATCGTTGCATCAACTGGGCATAATCATCGAATGAAGCTTCCACCGCCTCATTTATCCAAAAGGCATCGGAGCGCATACCATGTATTCGTTGATCATCGTCAAGGCCGATAAACCAAAATTCAGTCGTGAACAAGGTATAGATACCTAGGCCGGTGCTTTTGTTGTGGTTCTTTCGGTCGTATAGCCCATAATCTCGGAGAATATCTATAAAGTCTTTAAGAACTGTAGCCGTTAGCCATGTGCCTTTTAATCGGCATACAATTACACGATTGGAACGATGCTGATTAGCCATTGCGTAGCATATCCAAAACTGCACAATGCTATATGTCTTGGAAGAACGAGAACCGCCCTCCAAGACATACACATTGAAACGGCGACTATCATAAGCCGCTTTCAGTTTCTGAAATACTGGTGTCAGTGCTATCTTCTTCTCTGGCATTGCCACTTTGCAATCGTTTAATCTCGTCTAAGTCTTTATCAGTTAATGGTGTTGGTGCGAATACAAGCTGCGGTATAGTGATATCCTTTCCGTTGGTTGTCACATCCAGCGAGATATTCTTCCCGTATATCAACTTCAAGTCGTTAACTAATACATCGTGGCCTTCTTCTCCTGTGTATGCTTGTATTGCGTTTTTCTCGAACAATGTCAAGTTCGGGTCTTTCATGATGGCTTGCAACTCTTCTCTCGTTGAGAGTGCCAACGAAACAATCATCCTATCGAGGATTCTTTTGAATGATTTAGGCGATACATTGTATTTCTTTGCCAAGCTATTTATCAGCTCGTTCTTGTCCGACCATTGATTCTTGCCCTTTGGGTTGCGCACCTCCCCTGGATTAATGGGCATAAGATTCTCAATCTTCCCTTTACCTGCCATCCTTTTCCTTGTCTTTTCCTTGTAATTATTATCTGATTATCACATAAACATACTTACGATGTCGCTTGTTTTGACTTTGCCAGTTGTTTGTGATTCAATCTGTTTATACTTTGCATTGACAGCTCTCCATGCTTGAGTTCCTGTCATTCCCCTACGTTTAAGTGCTGCAACGATATTTTCTTTCTTCGGGAGATTGGTCTCTTTGCGAACACGTTTTACCTCCTGTTTTGATTCATAATGTTGGTAAATAGTCTTCAATTCTTTACCTTTATATAATGCACTCACATTATTGTCTACCGCCGCTTTTGCGATTACATAGGCTTGTTTATCTGATATGCTTCTGTAATTTCTACTCGCTACCGTCTTTGCGACATCAGAAGCGAATCCGTAATTTCCTTTTGCAACATCATCGATAACAGATTGCGCATCATCGTTCCAGCCCATATTATACGCAGTGTTTTTATTCCATCTATCGACAACTGTGTAACTTTTTAGTGCATTTGTAACATCGTTAACTTGTGCGGCCTGTCTGTTACCCCCCCCATTACTATTGCCAACTTTACCTCTTGTGCCTCCTGAACTTTTAGCCATGTTAAAATTTATCTGTATCTAATTTTAGAAAATAGAACACCGTCAAGAACAATAAACCCATCAAGTTCATTTTTCACCTCTTCTCTTAATGCCTCCATTTCTTCATGAGTTAAATCTTCTTCTTTGTATCCGAAAAACTCTAACTTTTCTTTAATTTTTTGTTCGATTTTATTTTCCATAATTGTGTTTTTTATGGGAGTATTCCCAACCGAATTTTTTAGCAACTTTTTTTACTATGAGATTGGTATGCAGAACATTTGCCCTCGCATAAGCAGTATTTTTGCTTCCTTTATATTGTCTGATATAACGTTCCAGTTCTGAGCGTGTTTCTATTTCCGCTTTTTTATATTCTTTACGAACTTTACTGAATTTTCCCCATCCTTTTCGTGGTCTTTTCAACGAAAATACATATGTGGTCGTTACAGCTCTAATTTCTTTCGCATCAGATGTTACGGCTGTGTGTATATCTTGTATAGAAAAAGATGTCCCTATTCTTTCTATTCCTTTCCTTTCAAGCGCTGACGGATGATTGTGGATTATAACATTATCCTTCATTTTCTCAAATGCGCTTCTCGGTATTTTAACTTTATTTTTCGTTCCGTCAAGGTCTGCTAAGATCTTTCCTTTTTTGTCAAATACATAAAGTTTTTCTGTTTTTCTGTCTTTTATTTTAGCCTCATATTTTTTTACGTTATGTGATAAATTGCTCCTATCCGAAGCCCTCATACCTCCACTACTTTTCGCCATCTAATTTACGAATAAATTGTTCAACATATAAAATTTGCTTCTCTTGGCAGAGTTTTTTTATGATGCTGCCACCACCATATACTATCATGTTTGGATGTTCCATCCCTGATATTTCCTGCGCTAATTCATATTCCGTATAAAGTGTTTCCACTCTGTCTGCGTATCCTCTTGTCGCAAATGCGTTGTAGCCCTTAGGTATCCCCATAAGGTTGTACTTATAGAACTTCTGCGAAACATTCAAGTCAGCATAGACATTGACACCTAAATCCTGCCAGAACCGAGCAATCCATCTTTTTTTGTAGATTTGTTGCAGCCCGTAGGCAATAGGAGTACTGTCAAAGAGACTTAGATTCGGTTCCACTACTTCCTTACAACCAGATTTTATCAATTTTAACGGGTCTTTCCAAATTGCTTCGAAACGATAGTCATCAACATAGAAATGATATGTAGAGATGCCTTTCTTCTGTCGGCTATCCGCTCCATAAGCTGAAACGGGGAGCAACAGACCATTCCTTGGCTGCTTGTTTATGTCGAGAACGGGAATATCAAAGTCGTTATCAGTGGGGTAAATGCGGTCTTCGCACATAATCTTGTTGTAGTCCATGCCATCGCTCTGTTCGTTTCCGTCTTCATACTCCTGCTCCGATTCCTCTTCTTCTTGTTGGTTCATTCCTACTTTATCATCTTCCGCTTCTTCCTCTTCATTGTATTGCCAAACATCAATGCCCCATGAGTCTAATTCTTTAGCATCCCATTCGTTTGCAAGCAAATCCCAGTCGTTTTCGCCCATTGAGTTGTTGTCTTGCATTGCAATCGCTCTCAGTTTTTCAGGGCTAATTTCTCTTGGCAAGATGCAGCATGATACTTCTTTCCATCCGAGATGCTTATACGCCTTATATCTCATATTGCCACCGATAACAACAAAACGATTACCATGTGGGAATACGATAAGGTCTCTCACCTCCGTCATTTCAGGGAGTGATTTGATGCTTTGACATAATTTATCAAATTTCTCCCCTTTAATTAGGCGTGGGTTTTTCGGCAATCCATCTATCTGCCCATTGTTCGGCGATAGTTTGTTTATGTTTATTTTTTCTCTCCGCATATAACTATTCTACTTTGCAAATATAAATCATTTGTTTTAGATATAGCAATAAAAAACAGTGATACTATAAAATATTTGGTTTATTCCCGCACACCCAAGCGATAAGCGCAGCATCTCTTTCTTCCTGGTTGCTGCGCTTGTCTTTTAGCCCTGTGAGCTTGACAAGTTCCTCGTGGCTTATCTTCCCATCTTTTGTCTTCCATATCTTTTTGAGAGGCTTGACGAGCTGATATGCGATACCTCGGTGTGCGAGCATCTCACAGAGTTTTCGCCCTGTTTCGTGGTTTCGCCCGGTTGCGTTACCCTTGGCCGCTGCTGATTGTTTCGTGTCGTAAGGCATGAGATGCCAATGCGCCTTGTTCTTCCACCCGGCTTCAATGTAGACAGATGTTTGGATGTGGCTCATCACGAAGTCAACAACGAAGTCTATTGTTTCAGCGAAGTTCAATGATTTCAATTGCATCTCTTTCGTTTCCCTGTGCAGAATGGCGATTCCATTCTTGTCTACATCTGGGTCAATTGCGATGATGTGGTCAATTATTTGCATAGTTCTGTCAAGTCTTAGTTTAGTTTTCATCGGTTCAAGATTCCGTCGCCATTTCCGACAATCGTGCCGGCTGCTTTGCGTGCTGCGAGCTTGTCCAGGTTCATCTGTGCTATATCTTCCAGTGAGTAGCCGTAGACCTTTGCCAGCCCTGCGAGCATCCATAGAATGTCTCCGATTTCTTGTCCTTGCTCTTTGAATTTTCGTTCAAGGGTTATAGAATCGTTGAAGGTAAGGTCGTTTTCTTCGATGCTTACCTCTCCCTTGCGGATGTCTTTTGCGACTTTGCTGGCGAGTTCTCCCACCTCGCCCACGAGGTTGAGCGTCATGTATGAAAAGTTCTCGCAAGATGCCATGCACGTAGACATGGCTTGTTGTTGGTATTCGTTTAGTGTCATAGATTCTTAATGTTTGTCGGTGTTAATTTCGTTGTAGGGTGGTATCCAATTTGTCCCAAGTGATAATGTTTTCTATGTCAATTGGAAATGTTCTATCGCTTGCCAATTCCTCTATTTTATTCGCTTCTTTTCTTAACTTATCGGCAAGGTCTAAATAGCGTTCTTGGTCTACTTTTGATATGTGTACTTCCATGTTACAATGATTTTAATAGTTCTTCTTTGGTGGGGAAAAGTTCATGCTCTTCTTTTATTACATCGTTCCAAAGTTCGTAGTGTATATATATTCCTCCAACGCAATCTATATCAATACGAATATTGGATATTCTATCGTGACCGATTCCTTTTAGACTTGTATACCACACCTCATCATCTATGTTGTACTTTGTTTCTATTTTCATAATCTCTTTCCAAGTTTAATTATAAACACATCTTCTGTTGGTGCACCCCATTCAGGCTTGCCCTTACCGATTGTAATTCTCTCTATCTCAAATGTCATTGTTCGCTTTGTGTATCCGTAGGAAAACTTGACGTGGGTGTAACGTATGTCACATACTCCAACAGTTCTTGCTCGTAAACACGGTTTGTTTGGAGTACACACACCAAACGCTTGACATCTTATGCGGTTTTCCCAATACGTTTTAATCTCTCTATACTCCTCGGTCTTAACACCGCTTTCAATCATTTCGTACCACTCTTTCTTTAGTGGCAAGCATAATGTTTTCATAATCTTAATAATTGGGTTACGTAATCAATGCCTGCTCGCAGTGCAGTCTCTTCGTCCTCATGCCGACCAGCGGCATCCATTTTACTCTCTACGGCATCGTTGAATGATATAACATTTACTGTCCATCCCAATATCGTGCCACAGAAAGAATACGGCGATGTGCTGATGTGGATGTGATGTTCTCTTGCGAATTTCTTAACAATGTCTTTCATGTTCTTACTTTTTTGAATTGTGTATATGTTTCGCTATCTATCGCATCGCATATCTTATGCGAGCAAATCGGCAGAAGGTCGCATCCAATACAGACGATGGTCGACTCGCTGCTGATGGTCGGTTCGTAGGTTGTGTTGTTAATCGTTAGGGTCATTGCTAAATAAATCGGGTAGTGTTATATTCTTTTGTTCTTTGCCGAGGATGAAATCGCAGATGAAATTCCTTGCGTAGTCGGGAGAAATCATGCTTCGCTCTTCGGAGCATAGACCAGCGGTACCGCTACTCTTGGAGTCTATAATTCTCGCAACTTTCTTTGGCTTCTGGTATGATTTTCCCGTTGTTGGCTCGCAGTTGATGTAAAAATAAGCAGTTGGCTTTTTGAAAACGTCTCCTCTCTTTGTCCGGTCGTTATCTACAATAGTTGGAGGCATAACGAAATTCGCCTTTAGGTATGTCTGCTGTGACCAAGGATTTTCCATAATCATACGCAATCCTCTTTCTTTTGCTGTTGATAACATCTTGACCGCAAGCCCAAAGAATCTTTCTCTATTCTCAACACGTTTGAGTATTTCTTCAGACGCTTGCTTAATAGATAAAGCTCTATAATTTGTGCAAGTCCATGACATAGCCATCTGCGACAAGCAAGAAAAATAGATACACGGGAAAAACGCAAGCACCAAATCCCCCCTATATTGTCGAAAAGGCTCGGCTTGCCATCGTATGCATCCTCAATGGCTTGGAATAGGTCAACTACATGGTCGGTTTCGCCGAAGTTGTTTTGTATGTCATAGTCCTCTGCTGGGATGCCCAGCTTTATGAACTCGTTTTTGAAAGTTCCGCTTTGCTCAAAGAAGCAATGTACTTTGCCTGTTATTTCCATAGTCTTTAATCGTGAATGTTTCCTATTACAACGAATGCCCCAATGCAGTAGCACAATGGGCGCAACATCAGTACGTTCTCCCATGCGACTTGCCAAGCCAAATCGGAACATACCACCCGACCAGTGTTGCCTCTTTTGTTCTGTACTAAGTCATCCTCGTAGACCTCTACTCCGTTGCGGTCAGTGATTCCAACGAATTGACAGAGTGTCTCTGGATTGATGATGTATTTCGCTCCGAACTCATCAATAATGGCTACCTCGCTGCTGAGGAACGAGCCGTACACCCAACCACCGTTGATGTCCTTAGCCTTGAATTTTATTGCTCTCATTTTGCCAATAGATTACCAATCAAGTTGTAGTTGCTTATCTCTTTTGCGAAGGCCTTGAAGCATTGCTCTGCTCGCTTTGTGTTGAGATTCACTTTGACTGCCGAAGCCCTGTTGTAGACCAGGTTGCAAAGCTTGTCCCATCGTTTCTGAATCTCCGTAGGGAGTAGGTAACTGAGATTCTCCAGCACTGGTGTGAGAATAGCATCGTAGGTCTTATCGGTTTCTCCTCGTTTGCAAGAGCAGTATATTAGAATCCTTGTCAGTTCAATCTGCGCAAGCATTGCCGAGCGAGGAACTTTTTGATTGTCTAATTCCTGTTTCAGCGCATAGTAGAGCTTCGTCATTGAATTGTTGAGCGTGTCTTTGTATCGGTCGTATATTTCATCTAACGTATCCAGCAACGAATCACGGACACCAATGGTTGATAGGATTCCTCCGCCACCTTCGTATGCTCTGCGGCCTTGTTCGCAAAGCCTGGCTTGTTTCTTGATTTCTTGTTTGTATAGGGCTGGCTCTTTCTTGAGCATCTCCAATGCTTCGATCATGTTGTCGTTTATAAGTTCATTGCGCAATATGAATCCGTAGGTGATGATGTTGAGAACGGCTTTCGAGCGAGTGTTGCAGGTGTCGCTATGTGCTTCTTGCAGCACTTGACGCTGCTGCTCTCTCATCTGCTGCTGTGAGCGATAGAGTAAGTCGTTGGTGTGGTGTGGTTGTAGTATCATGGTGTGTGCTTGAACATTTCCGGCCTTGTGGTCACTATCCATCCGCCGGGTATCTTTATTCTGGTGGTTGGTTTGTCTATCTTTGCGATGTGCTTTTTTATTTGTGAAAGTGCAGCGAAGTCAATTTCATCGCTTGGGTTGTCGTAGTCAATCTTCTTTCGTTCCATCTGTGCGTCTTTGTAATTGATTGAATGCTGCTTTGATTTTGTGGAGTGGAACGACGATCGTTTCCGGGCTGAAAGTGCTGGCTCGTCTACTCTTGTGCATCAAGTATGTTAGAGCCTGCTCTTGGGTGATTCTTGTTCTCATGCTGTTCTGATTAGGTTCATATTATCGTTTACGAGTTGTATAATCTCGTTGTGTCTGTCGGTGTTCTCGTTGCAGACTCCTCTGCTCTGAATCACCTTGTAGGTGTTGATGTCCACCTCAATGGTTTCTATTCGGTTCCCTGCTTTGTCTTTCGCTGATAGAATTAGGCTGCCCGGTCTCTTGTAGTACCCCATCGAGAAGACGCAATGGTGCATTGCCTTTCCCTCTTCAGCCATCTCTGATACGGATTGGATAACCGTAATAACGATATTCTCATTCCCGAAACAAATACCGAAGAACTTTCCTTTGGTCTCCTGGTACTTGGCTTCCCACTTTTTGGCTTCTGCGATTTTCTTTTCAAGAGCAATCTTTTCCTCAATCCGTTGTTTGCGGACCAACAGTCTGTCGTGTTCCGCTTTCAGCCTCTTAGGGCAGACATAGTGGGCATTGTGCGTATCCAGCCGGAAGTACTCCAACAAGTTCAAGTAGTCGAACCATAGCGAGGCATCCTTGACAATGTACTTGTTTCGGTTGGCGATTCGTATAGAGTGTTGGAATGGCAACTTGAACTCTCGCACTCCTCTTCTCCACTTATGCAGAAGTATTCCGTACTGCTTGTTCTTCGCCAGCACCTCTGCCTCTCTATCTCGCAGAAGCAACTTATACAGCTCGCTTGCTGGGATTCCATCAATGAGGCCTTTGTATCCATTGCGCTTAATTACAGGCAGGACATTACGGCTCGGGTAGATGTACTTGCTCTCAATCTCGTACTTAGAGCCGGACCAGCTATCTCGCTTTATCCGAATCTCCATCGGCTTGTTGTAATCCCAAGCATCGTACACCCTCGGAATGCACTTGCATGGTCGAGCGATGATAGTCTCTCTGCCATTCTCATCTATCCAATTCTGCACCACCTCATTGATGGTGTAGTGTGGATCTTGTGAGCAGCGAGGATACTTACTGACCTTACTGATGGATTTCGTTGCGATGAAGTGTCGGCAGACTTGATATCCTTTGATTGTTGTTATGACGGTGTAGTACCATCGTTCTTCGTAGTTCGCCTTTCGGCTATTGTGCAGTTTCAATGTCTTTCCGCACCTTGGGCAAACTGCGCTATCCCCTGCGACAGAGATACCCAGTTCAGATGATGGGTTCTGGAATTCACATCCGCAATGCAGACACCATACGAAGCCCTTGGCATAGAATCCGTCTTGCTCAAAGCAATGCTCAAATGCCCATAGCTTCTGTTTGGTAGAGATGGGCGGTAGCTGCTGGCTGAGTTCTACGATGTGTTTCTCGTATTCGTTTCTTGGTCTCATACTCAAAAGTCAAATAGAGATTGCTGCGCTGCGTTAGCTTGTTCCATCTTCGCTTTCTTCCTTTCGGCGGCTTTGGCTGCCTTGGCTTCTTCCTCTGCCTTAATCTTGGTGAGGCATTGGATTCGGTATTCGTTGCGTGCCAGGTTCATCGCTTTTTCTTTATCCTCATCGGAAAGTTTGTCAAATGGGATGTTGTCCTCGGTCGTGTGTTTCGGTGATTTGATTTTCTCGATCTTGATGTCATCTTCATCGTAGTAATGCACCGCCCATCCGTAGACTACTTCATCGGGTACATACACGGCCTGTCCGCCCATCTTGTGCGCCTCTCCAATGATGTAGGTCATACACTCATCGATGTTCTTGTGCGGCTTTGCGTAGGCCTCTGCGAAGAGTTCATCTGTCTTTGCTCTGTTGTCAAGGTAGGCTCTAACGGCATCCTTGATTGCGTTGTTTTGCTGGTTCATTGTTGTGGTTGTTGGTTAATAATACTGTTTATAGATTTCTTCCACGATAGCTTTCATCTGGAAAGTTGACGATGGTGAACATCTCGTTGAATCTGTCTGCGATTCTTCTGCCGTATTTCTCGGACACCTGTTTCCTTTGCAGATTGGTTGTTACCAATGTCGGCAGCATTCGGTTGTATCGCTGCTCGAAGATTTCTACTATTGGCTGAACAATGCTGCCGTAGATGTTTATTTCCGTCGGTTCTTTGCCGAGGTCGTCAATCGCAAGCAAATCATCTGTTGTCTTGTAGTCGCTTTCTTTTTTCCCTCTTTGCGCTTGCTGGATGATGTCCGATGAATCAACAATCACGATACCTTTGTCGCTGTGGCTGGGGTATAGGTAATTGTTCGCTCGGCGCATGGCATAGACCATTGTAGTCTTTCCGCATCCTACACCGCCCATGAAAATCATGCCGGATTTCTTTGGGCTGACCATGTGCGCTGCTACCTGTGCTATAATGTCGGCAAGATTCTGCGACCTGAGAATGTTTACCTTGCGACTCTTCACCTCAATAGTGTAGGCTTGGGCAATTATCATCTGCGCCATCTCTTGCGTTATATCCCACTTAAAACATTCCTGTTGTGTATTCTGCGCCATCTGAGACATCAAAGCCTCTGCGCTTGTCGGTATTGTTGTTGGGTTGCGCATATTGTTTGGATTTATTGTTATTACGTCTTGCGTCTTCTGCTGCCCATCGGCTTACGGCTGACCGCCAATTCTTCATTTTAGTCTTGCCAACCATCCAACCTTTGGAATCGTAGAAGTAAAAGAACTCCTCTGCACTCATTATGTAGCCTTTTTCTGTTATGTAGGCTTGTATCTGTTCAATACTGGGTGCGAAAAAGCGACTTGTCGCTTGCTTAATATTTTCTTTTATATTATTTTCTTTTTCTTTTATTTCCTTTTCTTTATATATAGTATTACATCTGTATTCGCCGTGTAATACATCTGTATCACTTTCTTTATACACGTGTAATACATCTGTATCACTTTCTTTATACACGTGTAATACATCTGTATCACTTTCTTTAT